AGTACAGCCATACTGAACTTGTTAAAGTCTGTGATGTCTGTAATCTTAATAGCATCTTCTGGCAACGGGACAGTGTTGAATGTAGGCAGTTCAGCAATACGTTCTTTTGCCTGTACGCCTTCATTCTCTCTCATCACTTCAAGTGCCACCTTGTTGATTATATCGTCAGGTGCTCCCATCCACTGGAGAAGTTTACGCAACTTGTGTGAGAAGTTTCTGCCCGGTTGCCAGCTTGCTTTGTAGCCGCAGTTAAAGCAGTGATAGCTAATGCCTCCATCTGGATTAGCAATCAAGCCACCACGGCCGCGAGTGTCTGCACTGTGTCCATTGTGATGGCAACACTGTGCGTTAAAGGATAGCCAACCACTAGGAGTTTGTTTCCTCTTAGCCGGCAAGTATGTCAGAACTGTATCGCTTACTACACTCATACTATTATTATAGCGTCAGTGTATAGTAATGTCAATCAGTTTCGGACAAGAACTTTAGAAATTTTATTTGCTGGATCTGCTGTTGATTTAAAGCGCAAATGACTGTATACACCGTTAAAGTTTACAGGTTTAGGTTCTGTTTCACTGCCTGTAAATGTTACAGTAGCAACATCTGCCCAACTAGTAGTTCCGGTTACTTGGTTGTCTAGTGTGGCTTGTACAACTACGTCACCTGTGTAGCTGTCAGTGTATATAACTGCTGTATGCAATGCTTCGTTACCGTTAATGCCGGGCTCTGCATCAAGTGTTTCGGAAATCCAATAACTGTCGTCTTCTGTCACTTCTGTAAAGATTGAAACACTGTATGTTTCACGAGGCCCTGGATATTGACAAGTGTCAACATAGATAGTTCCACATCCGCCAAAGTGTGCATTGGTATATGTAATAACATTGTTACTGTTAGAATCTACAAGATATATACTATAACTTAAATATTGACTTTTTACTTTTACTTTTGATCAGCATTAACCAGTTTAAAGTCTAATACGTTGTCAATGCCTGTAAATACTTTTAGTTGTCTTGTGTACACTGGTCTATACTCCGTAAGAAACCCTGCTTCATTAGCAATAACCGTGGTTTTGTTTTTGACTAAATATCTGGGTATAAGTTGCATAATGTATTTATCGGATAAGAATGTTAACAAAAGATATAGAAGAAAATTTTCCTTTCATTAGTGTCGTGCAGTATGGCGGACAAGAATATGTAGGCATCATTGCGAATCAAGATCAATGGGTAACGTCAATGTACATTTACACTAATCTTAAATCTACACTAGAGAAAAAAGCATTTCTCGAACTAGGAGAAGCTTGGTGGTGGGAATCAAACAGACTGATACCTATTAATATTTTCTTAGGAAAAGAGATGTTGCCTTTTAAATATAGTTTAATCACTATGAACTCAAAAGATGTTAAAGTTACAATTGGTCCTTGTACTAATATTAACAACTTATCAATTAAAAGAGTTAAACGTAAAAATGTTCAACTAGTTAAAAAATCTAAGAAGTAATATTTTCACACAACAAATTCATATGTACTACAACGGCCATTGCATAACTTATTGCGTGGGCTTTTTTAAAGTAGTACTCATCATTCGTCGGTTTCGTCCAAACTTCTTTCATCACCGTATCCCAGCTTTCTCCAATTAGATGTCTCTTCGCTGGTCGAATCATAGCTAGGACGGCAGCTAATTGTTCCACGGAAGTAGGGCAAGTCTTCTTCAGTATTTCCGTATGCCCGTTTAAATGAAATAGTTGATCCACAAATTCTTCGTGTTGTAAAAGTTCCCATACAGGTTCTTTCTCCATAAGTTGTACTAAGTGTTTATCGTTTTTTACATCTTTATAAATGCTTACATTTAGAAAGTCTAATTTAAAGTAGCCTCTATCTTCAGCAGTTTTATAATCAATAGTTGAATGATTGTCTACAGGGTTATGAGGAATCTCAGTAACGTAGACACCTGTGTTATGTTTCTTCTCGTTATTTATAACAGCAACACGATGCGGTATCTTTGACAATACTATGTCTCTATCTGCAAAGTCTATATCAATATCTGGCATTAAAGTTTGCCTTCTTCTCTCATTTTAGCACGAATCTTTGTAGCACTAATATCGTGAATTTCTTCACCTAGATCGTGTTGTGTAAAAGTATACCCAACGCCCCGACCATAACTAATGTCTACAATGTTTGGTACTTGCATTATAACATATTCTACACCATATGTCACGCCGTGTGCAGCTAACCCGTCTTTGATGTTTTGAACAACTTGTTCATATTCGAACGGGTTATCATCTTGTTTAGCAGTGCGCCCAGCACCTGCATCTTCTCCGACAATGCCACCTACATCGCGGATCATAATACATACTTGGCCTGTTTCTTTCAGCGCCTTTCTAAATAGTGCTGTGTGTCCGTCGTGCCACGGTTGCCAACGTCCTAACATTTGTGTTGTCGGCTTTTTAGGATCAAACATCTTTTACTCCATACTTGATGTGTTTATACCATACACGCTCGTGAGCATAGTATAATACAAATTTAATAATTAAATCTGCAACAAAGACAGCCCCTACTGCCTTTGGAGGCAAGCCAAATGCAAAAGCAATTACTGCTGTTGTAATACTTGCAATAATGCGCCAAGTAACTGCTTTTGCCAAGTGACGTTTAGCATCAACTTTCGTTTCCATAATCTGCCATATATTTAGATACAATTTTAACTAGTTGTTCGTGCGTATCATCAAACCACTTCGATACGTGATAGTCGTATTGTCCTTTGTCCAAAGGAACATACATTGCATTAGTATCTTCAAACCTGCCTTCTTTGATAGTGTCCATCCATACCACATAGTCAGCACCAAACTCGTCACGTGCTTGCGGTGTGGGTGCAACAAAGTCTGCAACAGCAATCTTTCCTGCTTTAACTACACCGTCTGCTAGATGACGCATACGTTGTGCCTGTCTAATACGTCCTTCTGGTGTAAAGTCCCAGTCATCGTATTCTTTTCTTACTGCGTCTGCATTAAGATGTACTGCACCAATTAACTGAGCAAATGGAGCAGCTAGAGTAGTTTTACCACTGCCAGGTAAACCACATATTAATATTTTCATAAATTTGATTCCTTTGCAACATCTTTTACTAATTGTACATCATTAGGTAACTTTCTAAAACGCATTGCCCAATGCTCTGGATTAATAACATGATAAACCATTTCTAATTGTTCATCGTTAAATTTACTTAGCATTTCTTTGCCGCTCTTACAATTTAATAACAACCAAGGTGAAATCTTTCCGTCTTTAATATGCCATACTGCTCTATTTAAACTTATATGATGAAAGTAGTGTGTCCAAGGTGCGGGTTCATTTTCGCTTGCCCATTCTAGCATAGTTTGTACACTGCGCTCTAATGCTGTTGTTACATCTTCTTTAAGAATATATTCTAATACATACTTTTCATATAGCTCGTCACGTGCCCAGTGATCTAACTTTACGCCGCTCTTTACAACCCAGTCTATATACTTTTCAGGGTATAAAGGCTTAACATTATTAAGAAAACTGCCAAACTTGACAAAAGCATTATAGTATTGACTATTGACAAAGTCCGCATATGTTTTTTCTTTCTTAGCACCCGCACTGAGTTTGTAAAATCGTTGAAAGGCATATAATCCTAACCTCACTCGTTTTTCATCTTTCTGCAACCAACGTCTTTTCTTTTCGCACATATGCGCAGCAAGAGTTTTTTCTCGCATGTATCCGTTGCCGCAATACTCACACGTATAAGGTTTATCCAAAGGGCCACTCCACTTCTTTAGTGTGCCAATCTTCCAATGGGTAGAATCCTTTATCATTTTCATATAATCTATTTTGCCAGTGTCTTGCATAATCTTCAATACTGTTGTCTAATGTTATGCCAACGTGCGGCACAATAATGTTTTTTAGATAATCATAATGTTCTAACGGTAAAGGATGATCTTCTATGATGTTAGTATGTGGTGCCATTTCGTTTCTGTACCGAGGCCTAGATTTATCTTTACCTACGCCTTCATACCAGCAATAGTTCATAATACTTTCAAAATCACCTTTGATCCAAGGTTGGTACATATTAAGAATATTAGACTCGTTGTACATAGAAAGTAGTAGTTCGTCTTTATACGGATCGCTCATATGTGTAAAGTACACTTTAGCTCCGGTTGCCTTTAGCCCTTCAACTGTACTAGTTATTAATGCTGAATCTCTCATCAAGTAATGCATTAAGTCGTGTGTGTCAACTTCTGATGTATAAGTGTAGTTGTATAGCGTAAACGGATATTGTGTACGAGTATTAAAAATATTTCCCGGGCAGTGCCAACCTCCTCTTGTATGATAACGATCTTCTCTAAAGAAGTTTGACCAGCTAATAATTATAATGTCGTCTTTATTATATTGATATCTTGCATGAACATCCCACACACGAGATGCTATAGTTAAATTACCACTACCTGTCCTGCCACAGTTAAATCCTTCAATACCTTCGTGTGAAAAACTTTCTATCAACATATCTGCCCATGTAGGATATTGATAGTTTACATGACTACACCCAAATGCAAAAAATCTTTTCAAAGTTTTATCCCCTCAATTCCGTGTTCTTCTGCAAGTGCCTTCAGTTCTTTTTTAGTGCTAATAGATGCTAATAGTTCTAGTTCATCTTGCTTCATATTTGGATATATTTTTTCTAGCAACTTAACACCTTTGCTGTTATCTGCTTTTTTCTTTTTAAAGCCAATCCAATTATGATTTCTAATACTGCTATTTGCATTGTGTGTCGAGCATAGCAACTGCCATTGTAGCTTAGGATGTCTAGTACCTAGTTCATTCCAGTTTCTATTATAGATCTGATTGGTTATTACAACAGCAAGTTCTTGTGCTTCTCTAGAACCAGACACTGAACTTGCATATCGGTTTAGCAGCCAAAAGTTTACACATTTCTTCTGTTCGTCTGTAAGTTCGTCCCAAACGGATTTAGCATTACTATCAATACATGCTAGTACGTCTTTTACTGGAAATGCATTGTATGCCATGCGTCTACGTCCTCCGGCGAATTTATTTCTATACCATTAAAGTATACACTCTGTGTGCCTATTGTGCAACCGTTTTTGAGCCATCGCAACTGTTCTAGTTGTTCAATATCTTCTTCTGCTGTACGTTCTAGTGTTCTGTATCCTACAAGTTTATGTCCCCAATAACCATATATACCTAGGTGATGTTTACCATACTTGGTAAGTCCTCTGCCACACCATAACACTTTACCGTTGCCTTCAATTAGTTTAACAGTGTCAGGGTTCTCTCTAAGTTTAGGATCCATCTCTGTATGTGCAGTAGTAATGTCATATTGGTTAAGATTATAATATACGTACTTAATAATATCTGTAGTAATATCAGGCATATCGCCTTGCACATTAATAAATTTAGTGTACTGTTCTGCACGTTTAGTTTGTGCAAAGGCAGCACATCGTTCAGTACCGTTTAGGTAGTCGCCATCGTCTACCCAAACCTCATGCGGACTAAAACGTTCTGCAATTCGGTTGTCATCTGTAAGTACAACAACATCTGCATCGATTTCGTTTGCGGCTTTGCGGCACTTTTCAAACACCATACGCACCATTGGAATGTTATGTAGCAGTGCTAATGGCTTACCTGGAAAGCGTGTACTTTCATACCTAGCGGGAATAACTATGACCGATGATTTCACGTACAATCTCCTCAAAATTTTCTAGTTTAAGCATATTAGGACCATCGCTAGGAGCATTGTCCGGATCAGCGTGTACTTCTAGGAAGAAATTAGTAACACCCAAAGCGGAGGCAGCACGAGCCAACCCAGGAACGTAAGTGCGATTCCCGCCGCTGCTACTTCCATTGCCACCTGGTTTCTGTACGCTGTGGGTAACGTCAAAGACCAAAGGACAATCATAGTTATCAAGCATATACTGCATACCAGTATAGTCCACAACCAAAGTGTTGTAACCAAAACTTGTACCTCTCTCTGTTATCCAGACTTCTTTAGCGTCTGTACACTTACTTAGTATTCCTTGAACGTCCCAAGGTGCTAAGAACTGTCCTTTTTTGATATTTACAATACAATCTGTAGCACAAGCTGCTTGTATTAAATCTGTTTGTCTACACAGGAAAGCAGGAATCTGTAGCACATCTACAATGTCTTTCAAGTATTGCACTTGATCAACTTCGTGAATGTCTGTAAGTGTTTTTACAACCAGTTGTTCTTTAAGTTTTAAAATATCTTTTACAAACGGATGTAATCCTACACCTCGTTTGCTGCTTACACTTGTACGGTTAGCTTTGTCAAAACTTGCTTTAAAGTAATATTCAATGCCATATTTGTCGCATACACGCTTACACTCTGTAGCAATTTCTAAACTTTGTTCTAATGTCTCGTGTTGACACGGTCCTGCGATAATTTTCATTGGTCATCCTTTAGCATATAATACGTTGTTACTAACTTGTCCATTTGTTTTTTTAAAGTAGGATATTTTTCACACATGTCGCACAAGTTATTCCATTCCCCGCATAAATTAACGGTTCATTTGGTTTTAGATTTCCCAACTTGTGTACCTACTGTTCTTCTTACAATATCGTCGTGATTAAATTCTGCCCAATATAGTTCAAATGCTACTCCATCTTCAATGCCTTCAAACTGATGAATCTTACCTGGCTTAACTTGCATAAAGTCACCGGGCTCAAGAATAGTTTCATCTACTAAACCGTCTTGGTCTCCGTCTTGCCATACACGTACAAGCATTTTACCCGACTCTACAAAGAAACCATTCCACTTGTATTGATGCTCGTGTTCACTACATTTAAATCCGCCCTTGTATTCGATACGATGAAATTCTAGTACACCGTTTGCGTGGATCAACTCTGTCTGACCCCAAATTTTTCCTGCTTTCATTGTCATTTCTTCTTTCCCATTATAATAAATTTGTATAATCGATTACTTCACTTTGTCTGCTAATATCTTTGATAAAGTATGCACACAAAGGTTTGTCGCCATCTTCAATTGGAACAGCTAATAGCTGACCGTTTTTTGTTTTAGGAAAATACCATTTAACATCATTATAAAAATTAGTTACTTTAATATCTGCAAAATCAAATTTATAACTAGATAGAGGGTTAAACAAAAATGCTTCAAACCCTCTATCGTTAATACTTGTTAAAGGCAATACTTCTAAGTCGTTTCCGCTATGACTGTCACCAACCGCAATATGCCAGTCTATTGGCATCATAATTTCTTTTCCGTTGATTTCTAAAACCATTGCCGGCGCACTAAAACTTTCTAAAAAGATTAAAGGAATAAAAAAGAAATCAGGTTCTTTTGCATCCGAATTGTCAAGTACGGCAAACTGAACTTCGTCCTCAAGTTCATCTGGCATGTTCGTTAAAGAAAACGATTTATTTTCTAATGTTAATATTTTCATTTTAATTCCAATCTACCTTTTCTATAGTGAACGGATACTGTGCTTCCTTATAGAATTTTTTACGTTGTGTTAAATGTCGCTTTGCAAATTTACACGTCGAAGTGATATCCCAAATTTGTACAAAGTCTTTGTCCTTTGCCTTTCTTACGCCTCTGCCGATAGATTGAATTACACGTACAAAAGACTTACCAGGTTCAAGCAATACCAAGTTAAAAATGCGAGGAATGTTGAGACCAACGGCAGCAACACCGTAGGTTGCAATGATAACTTCATTAGTGCCTTCGCGAATTGTATCATATGTTTCCTTTCTGTCTTTATTTTTTACGGCACCGCTTACAAACGTACTGCCTGGTATAATTTCTGCTAGTGCTTCGCCTGCACTAATTCTATCTACTAGTATAAGTGTGTTGCCTGATTCTTTAACTGTGTTTAATAGTTTGCCTATATATTCAATTCTATCTTTGTTGGTAACAAGATACTTTAGTTCTGATTGATAATCTGTGTGTGCTTGTGTATCCATTAGTTGTACTACATTAACATGACACTCAGCAAGCACACCTTTATCTTGTAATTCCTTTGCTGTAATCTGTCCAATCACAGGTCCTAGACTAGCATGAATACTTTCAAACTCAAACTTTTCTTTAGGAACTGTGCCTGTTAGTCCCCAACGGATTGGAGCGTTGCGTAGGTTGCGTGTGAGCAAGTTTTTAAGAACTTCTGCTTTCGCTTGGTGTACTTCGTCGACAATAATAGTGCTTACACCTTCTAGGAACTCTGCAAGGCTTAGTACTGCACTGCCGTCTTTGAACTTTTTGTCTAGAATATTCAAGCTCTGCCATGTACAGATAGTGTGAGTCTTACCTAATTGCTTTCTGTCGCCAAAATACACCCCTACGTCGAGGCCGCAGTTAATGTAGTCTTCTTCTGTTTGTTCTACTAACGATTTGTTAGGAACAATCACTAAAGATCTACCATACGGCTCACTTATATGTGACAGCGTTGCTGTGGTAATTGTTTTACCTGCACCAGTAGCAATCTGTTGCAAGCTCTGTGGATTCTTAATAAAGTTATTAATCGCTTCTACTTGATAGTCGCGTAGAATAATATCTTCGCCTTCTGCTGGATGTCCTTTGGGCCATACAACTCCTTGATCCTTCCAGTAGTTTTCTGTTACTTCCGGAAAGTTAAATTGTACTGGATGTCTATTATCTTCAATGTCTACAATTTGAACATTGTTCTTTTCTAATATACTAACAATAGTATCAAGATGATTAACGTAGCCAGTGCCACCAATACCAAAGAATGCAACTTTGCCATCCCAGCGTCCTAGCTTATACTGGGGCATATATTTTGCATAAGGTACTTCAAACTTAAGAGCATTTGCAAGTTTACGTCGAACGTCTACCTCTAATCCTTCTAGTTTGATGTTTACTTCATCTTCAATTATTAATTTACAACTTGCCATTAAAGTTTGTTAATTCCTCTGCCTAAGTAAGATCTGTAACCGTGGGTTGTATTACCATCTACAAAATGTATAATAAGATCAACACCAGGATAACATTCAAGGACTTTTCTTGTAGCTACAAAGCCGCTAGATCCTAATACAATAATGGTATCAGGCATCCAGTTAGATGTGTATAGCGGCTTTGGCATTTTATTATCTACATTATACACAATTTTAGTGTTGCTGTCAACCTTATTGTTTATACCTTGTTTTTTAATATAATTGTTAAACTCAAGACCATCATCTTTGTTGTCTAGTCGAAATGTAACACTAACATCATTAGAATCAACAATGTTTCTAATGTAAGAATGCACCTCAACAATTTTATCGTAATATGTTTGATGATTGTTAGATAACAAAATTAATGTTTTATTTCTTTTTAGTTCTTCTAATGTAAGAAGTAATTCATCAATTTTAGTATTTTTACTGTCAACACTTACGTTTACAGAGTTTCGTTGTGCGATTCGATGTGTTAAGGCGTTAACGTCTACTGAATAGTCGTCAATGTGAAGACCATACTTTAAACTTCTATCTTTATATAAAATCAAGTTATCAGCAGTAGGTGATCCTAGTGTGTTTTCTAGATCTTCAATTGCTACACTGGGTAAGTTCTTAATTTTAAAGTTATATACTCCTGGTAAGGAAGATTCTCTAGAGAACTTTGTAATTTTATCATATAACTCTTGTACTTGAGGTTCAATAACAAAATTCTTATTAGCAAACGCACTTACAATTCTAAAAAGATTTTGTTCGTTATATTCAAAATATTGAACTTTTGTTCTTTTATCATAGTGGAAATTTTTTACTTGTAATTTTTCTAACGCACTAATAAGTTTCTTTTGAAACGTGAATCTTACAGCAATAAAGGGTGCTTTAGAGGAAGTAAACTCAGACATTTCATCTATGTTGTCAATAATCTTAATCCATCTACTACGATCGATTTCTCTTAAAGTCATACGAGGAGTTTTTAGATCGTCGTCTAATACTTTAAACCCGGATGACTCTAATTGCGACTTATAGTGCAACACTTTGTTCTTAGCAAGCTCAAACTGACGATCGGTATACGCTATACCTCTAAAAGTTTGTCTAGCTAAACTAGTGATTAGATTATAGTCAGGCCGTTCTAATTTGATAGAGTCGCCGCCTGCCTGAACCCCTGCTAAAATTTCAATATAATCTTCTACTGTAAACATATGTACAGTATAACTTAAAATAGTTTAGAAGTCAAGCGTTTAAGTGGCAAACCTTGTGCAATTTCTTCAACAGTAAATTCTGTCCAAGCATAGTCATTTAGCCATTGCTGTCTGTCAGGTGTATGAGGTCTTTCTATATCATGTAAGAAATCTATATCGTTTGCAGCTTCGTATGCTAGGCTACTAGCGCCTACAAACGCAGGAACACCTTGTAGTACACTGTGTATACCCGGATTACTACTGTAGCTTATAGTAGCATATACGTTGTCAAACGACATGTCAAAGTCATCGTAACTTCCTGGAACCTGTACAGGATTTTGTCTATAAACATTCTTATATTGATGTTCTATTGCATCCAGTCTGCATCGAGGATGCGGCCTAAACAATATAGGACGGTCGGTGTATTTTTGTATAGTTTCAATAGTATCCATTACCCAGTGACTCATACGCGGCATGTTTTGCCACTGTTCACTCTTTTCGTGTTGTCCGCAAAGTAATATATACTCGCCGTCTGTACGCCAGGGTTTACATTCTAATCCGAGTAAAGATGCACGACTAGCATCGTTCCCAGAATCCCCAAAATAAGCCAACCTATTAATTCCATTGAGTCCTACCTTCCAAGTTGTTCCACGTTTTATACCACCTACCTCAAGGACGATGGTCGGTTTGGATTGTGCCACGTTCCGTTTCCAGATAGCTTTATTCTTAGCCATTCTGCCATGCCAAAGGACACTCCAAATAACATCAACATCAGATACATTGCTATTCCACACAACATCATGACCAGCAGCCACAAGACTGTCAGCAAAGGCATTAAAAACTTCTCTACTATTGAGTGCGCCATAATCTGTCCATAAACTAAATCTCATACTTAAATACTTTCATATAGCTTTATTTACACGAGGACAACAATGCCAAGCATAACTGTGGTAACAACATTTCACCCTGAAGGATATTCAAAATATGCAAAAAGATTTTTAGAAAGTTTTGCAAAAAATGTAGATCCTAGAATTAAACTAGTAGTATACGCAGAAGGTATACTGCCGCCAAATCCAGATCCAAAAAGAATAGAAATACTAAGTGCGGAAAAGGCATTGCCTAAATTAAATGCATTTAAAGAAAAATACAAAAACGATCCTAAAGCAAATGGCATTCCACCAAACGATATCAAAGCAAGACGTCCACGAGATTGGCATAAGAAATTTAAATGGGATGCTATTAGATTTGCTAACAAAACCTATGCAGTGTTTGATGCGTGTGATAAAGGTAAAGACTGGGTTGTGTGGATGGATGCAGACAGTTATATTCATAGTCCGTGGAGTTATGAAGATTTTATTGCATTGTTGCCGGAAGATAAATGGTTAACTTATGTAGGCAGAGGCAAAGGATCACAAACTTGGCCTGAATGCGGCTTTTATGGTATGAACTTAAATCATCCTATTTGCCTTTATTTCCTTACTGAGTTTGAACTTATGTATGAAGATGCAGAAAATAGAATGTTTAAATTAGAAGAATGGCACGATAGTTACATATTTGGCGAAGTATTAAAACTTGCATTAAAAGCTAATCCTAATGTATTAGATTATAGTGCAAACATGTATCTTAAAGAAGCTAAGACAGGCGGTGGCGGACATCCGCTTATTAACGGACCACTAGGTAAGTTTATGGATCATATGAAAGGTGGACGCAAAGACAGTGGCAAAAGTTTGCAAAAAGATTTAATGGTAAATAGAACAGAAGACTACTGGAGGTAGTCTCCCCAATATGTATAATCGTCTGAATAATAGTCTTTTATAATTTTAACGTGTGCATCTGTTACTTTAATTTCTTGAGTAATAGGTGCAGATACTTTTGTTTTTATTGGTTTAATTTCTGTACCTGCTATTCGAGATACGTCAGTTAAAAATCGTGTGCTGATTTCATTAGTCTTATAAACATCATCAAACAACTCAACATCTTTACCTAACACAACAACTTGCGGAAGAGAATGTCTTCTGATATCAGTATAGTGTGGCTGTGTTCTAAAATAATCTAAGTTATTAATAAAATCTTCCCAATTGTCAACTTCTTCTCTAATGTTATTTCTGTTTTTTAACAACACACGATCCTTAAAGCAACTAACTAAACGTCTAACTGGATCTCTAACAAGAGCGTATTTGTAGTCTACTTCGTCAAGTGTATAAGGTGCTCTTGCAACACTCTTCCACCATTCGTTGTGCTTTGTTAGTACACTTTTCATTTGCCTAGCCATATGTGCGCCGGCACGTGGATATCCCATTATACTTGTTGCGCTTGTAGTTCCGCACTTTTTGCTACAAGCAACATATAGGGTTGTCTGATTAGGAAATTTTACTATCATATATACTCTCTCATATGACGCCAGCATGTTCCGTCTTCAAGTTCGCTAAACTTCCAATGGAACATGCTAATTCTTTCTAACCATTTTTGTCTATCAAACTCTTGCGGCGATTCAATCTTTTCAAATCCAACGTGTGCAACTTCTGCACATTGACTAGTTGTAGGGTCAGTTATAAAAGCACTGTATCCTTTAATTAAGGGCCCTACAATGCTACTACTGTTGTGATTAACAACTGCCCAACACTTTTTTAGATCAGCGTCAAACGAGTCTCTGTTAGTACTTAGACGTACATCTTTTATATTGCGAAGCATTTGTTGAATGGAGTTTACATTACGGTTAGTTTCGTTATCTTTAGGATGCAATCTAATCACAATAGGTCTGTCAGTATATTTGCGTATACTTTGACAAGTGTTTATTAACCACGACTCAAGCCTAACACTTCCCATACTCCATCCTTGATTACGTTGCGCACAGATAAGAATATGTTTGCCTTTATTTTTCATAGGCTCTAGATTTATACCTGTGTCTGCACTAATCTGTTGCCAACGTTTTGGGTCTATATTAGTATCACAGTAAATGCCCGTATTAGGAAAAACACCGTCAAAGCTATATCTTAAATAATGGTGCGGTTTGTTTGTTTTGTTAGCATAAAGAAATAAGTTTGCATCAGCACTAACTACATGCTTGTTCTTAGTACAGTCAATTACACTTTGACGTAGACGCAAGTGCGGCGCATTTTTGCCACGCTCGTGTTGCCAGCCTTGTATTACGCCTACATCGGCATCAACTAAACTAGTACCTCTGTGCAATATACCTGTGTCGCCTGCGGCATTCACGCCTTGTACAAACTTTGTAAGTATGTCAAACTTTTCTTGACTTTTGTTTTTGCTAGGTACTACATCATAGTAACTAACTACTTTCACTTAACCATTTCCCAGGCATAGCCGCTCATCATTTCTTCACGGTTAAACTGACAATAACTTAGATGGCACATAAGAGCATACATTTCGTCTTTGTCGGGCATATTGAGATTTTCCACTTCTGCTAAACTAGTGTTACATACTGCTGTAGCACAATTAGGCCCTAGGGCAATAGCAGGCTTTCCAAAATTTAATGCTTCTAATGCTGCAATACTATTGTATGTAATAATACAATAAACATCTAATGCCATTGCTGCTTCAAGAGATTGATTTGTAATACGATGTCTGCGATCAGGCTTTAATCTAATTTCAATAGGGCGGTCTGTGTACTTTCTTAGTTCTTGACTTACTTGTTGTACCCATTCTTCAGGGCTCGGCTGATCCCATAAAAACATAACTTTTTCACTAGGCGGAACTAATAAAATTTTTCTACCATCGCCTTTAAACTTTTTATATTTCCAGTTTAATAATCTGTCATCCGGTTGTGTAATTATTGGTTGTGTATTTTGTAATTCGTTTTTAGTTACACGATGCCAAATTTTTGCTTTGCTACCTTCGTTACCAAAGTAACCTGTATCAATAGCATAAAATTCTCTACCAGTTTCCCAGCAATGTTTAATAGCCTTACGACTGCCGCCTCCAAGGCCTCTAATAATCAAAGGTGTAGAAGTTTTTTCTTCTGACTTCCAGTCACTTAATCTTCCGCCGCATCCTATAACAAAACTTTGCAAATATTCATCATACTGTAGACCGTCTTTGTGTTTGCTAATGCCTTCTTCGGGATCAATTGCTGCTGCTTTATGAATAACTCCCTTCATAAATTTATTTTGAATAACTTTCATTGCTTCTTCCTGTGTAAGACCATAATATTTTCCAGTAGGGTCAATTGGCGTTGTAACTAGTGCTTGGATTGCTTTTTTAGTGTCGTATGGTACAGTTAGAGAAGTAAAGTTTGACCCTTTAGATTTAGCGTTAACTACTTTTTGTTCTGCACCTATAATGCCTTGCATAAGATATTTGCGCTCTGCTCTATAATACTCTAGATTGTATTCACAATCTTTGTATTGTTCAAACCAAGGACCGCCTTCTGTATAGTGTATAAACTTAGGTTTGCCGTCTTTAGGTTCTTTGTACCAGCCAACTAGCCAATTCCATTCGTGACTGATTTCGCCAACTTCGCTGTCCTTTAACCAACTAAATCTATGCAAATACTTGCCGTCAATGTCAGGATCATTAACAAGTTCTTTTGTTAGTTTTGCATTACTAGGGTGTCCACAATTAAACAGCATCATACTTGACCAATTTTTGCGTGGATAGTTAAGTTGCTGTTTGCCATCCATTTTCGTGCCTTCTTTTGGTGTATAATCATGCTGTGCGCACATTACAGCATACTTGTCGTTTGCTAAATCAAACAGCTTTTTAACATCATCAACTGCAATAAAGTCACAATCAATAAACAAAGCCCAACCTTTAAATTCAGCAAGTTCAGGAACAAGGAATCTTGTAAATGTAAATTCTGTTGATGCAAGTTTATCACTTTTACGCCAATACATTTTATCACGTTTTAACAGTCTTTGTTTTAGAGGAATAACTTCAATAGGTATTGACGCAGTATCTAACAAACTCTGCTTGCATGCCTGGTATGCAATATCTTCTCGGCTATCCCAGCCTACATAAATTCTAAGGGGTGCGCTCAATGTCTTCCTCCACGCATTGTTCTCCGTACTGTATTTCAACAATCCTGCAAGGTACATCGTACGGATTAGTTAACTGATGCCATTCGCCTACAGGTACTTTATATTCTTGGTGCATTGATAATTCTCTGCTAGGTAGTGTATATCCGTTAGCAAGAGCAGCATTAACAATACAACGTCCTTCTGATACTAGCCAGTACTCTGCACGTTTGTGATGTCGTTGCATTGATAAACTTTTGCCTGGATCAACTGTAAGTTCTTTTACTTTACATCCTTCTACTTCGTGCAGCACACGATAGTAGCCCCACTGGCGCTCTGTCTTTGGTGACTTCCACTCTTCTAAGATCCAACTGCTTGAATTCTTTTTGTCTTCGCCGCCAATACCAAACACAAACTCAACATCATCAAACACCATTTCAGGAATGTTTTCTGCTGTTCTATCTCCACCGTTAGCAAAGATGATGTGTGCATCTGGATACATCATCTTTACATTTTTAATTGCTTCAATAGCAGTATTGTCGTCGTCACCAAAAAGTATACAATGATCTACCATAGATAAATTTTGCACAATTGTAACACGCTCAGTAGCAGGCATAAATGCCCTACCTTTTTTGCGTGTTAGCCAAGCGTCTGTGTTTACACCAACAACTAAGATATCTCCTAATTGCTTTGCTGCGTTGAAGTAGGCAATGTGCCCTGAGTGTAAGGGATCAAAGCCTCCAGTGACTAGTACTACTTTCATGTAGATATTTATATGCGTAGATAATTAATAAATAGCTTTATGAGTTATTTAATAAACAAACCTGTGCCGTTGGTTTTTGTACATATTCCAAAAACAGCAGGAAATGCTATCATTACAAGTTTAAGTAAAACAAATAGTACTAAGCATATACCTAATGATCGAACAATAAATTCAAATTACCATAGCACATTACTAGATATAGAAAAATTCTTGCCGGAATTAGAAAACCCATTTGTATTTACAGTTGTTAGAAATCCCTGGGACAGAGTTTCTAGTTGGTTCTTTTTTAGAAAAAATATATTGAGATTAAGTTTGAAGAATTTTAAGAAATCTGCTAATAGAAAAAAAGTAATCGATAATAAAACAGAAATTCAAAAAGAATATGATCTAATGTGTAGTAGTTTTGATCGCTGGCTTTTAACTTATTATGAGACACCTTGGGACAATACTTGGTTTAGTCTATCTCACAATCAAAATCATTGGTTAAAAGGGACTAAACTTTCTGTAGATAAAATAGTAAAATACGAAACATTAATAGAAGACTTAAAATTTTTAAATATCGAATTACCTGTTACTAATCAAAGTAAGAAAACAGTATCTAATTATAGAGATCTTTATACAGATAATTCTAAAAAATTTATATACAAAATATATCAAGAAGATATAGACAAATTTAAGTATAGCTTTTAGGAACGTACACCCGTTCTTCTTCGTAAGTTTTTAATAATGTATAATCTAAAGAAAATAGTAGTCTTTCGAGATCAGTTATTGTGTAATTAAATCTAGTAGCACATTTATCAAAAAATTCTAACGCAACAACAGGTTTACATTTTTTAATGGTATTGACTGCACCTTGTAGTGCAAAGAATTCAAATCCTTCTATGTCTAAATGTATTAAATCACAAGTTGTTAAATTTAAATCATCGATGCGCAATGTAGGTATTTTTCCTACACCTTTTACATAATTCTTACCTCTATTAAGAGTTTTAATTTTTAGATTAACTAAATTTCGATCGTGACCTAAACATGCTTGGTATTTAAATACATTTTCGTGCTGAATATTTTGATTTAAACAGTAAAAGTTTATAGGCTCTGGCTCAAAGGTATAAACATTTTCAAATAATTCTGCATATTGTTTTACATAATATCCCATATTTCCGCCTGCTTGTACGCAGACTTTTTTATCCGGTACATGAGAAGATATTAACGAAGGTAAATTAGGATGAGACATCATGTACCTCCAGCAACTAACATCATCAATTGGCCAAACCCAACCTTCTCTATTTTCTGTTTTTTCTTTCATATTAGATTCCTCGTTAGACTTGCTGTTTCAATATTGCTACCAATTGCATAAAACGGATGCAATCTTGCCACTGTAGGTACAGTAGTTTTTAAATTTAAAATAACATTGTTAATTTGTTGATCTGCAGGACGATGTCCGTATGTTCTAGCACTAAACACTAGTTTTCTAGCACCACTTGGTTTTAAAATATACGAATATGCACCTTTAAAATAATTGCTTATTCCATATTTACTTAAATCTTTTGGACACGGATTTTTATAATCTTCTACAATAACTCTGTTGTGTTTTTCTTGATCTAGTAATTTTTCGTACTTGCTACTATATGGATCTAATCTGTCTAACTTTAACACATCAGTAAAACAATCTAAAATATCGTTAGGTAGACGTCGAGTAAAGTAACCGTCATGTTCTAGTATAATAATAGGTTCGTTTAATTCAATACACTTTTGCCATAGGTAGTAATGGCTAAAGAAACAGCCTGACACACCGGGTCTATTCTTTTTAAATTTGCCGCCTTTTACAATACCAGTGCGTTCGTAATGATATTCTGCATTATTTCCATTTATTGCCTTAAAGAATTCAGGCTGCAAGTTAAACTTAACAGCTTGTTCATAACACTCTTGTGCCATTTTACAAGAGTGTTCATTTTCTTCAAGTCTAATAATAAATGTTTTCATAGCCTGTCTAATCCTTTTGACAGACTATTAATTTTATTTTCAATTTTTCCTTTAAAAATTGCAAAACTTTTAGAAGTACTATAAGTGTTATAATTAGTTTTCTTATTAAAAACATACATTTCTGGAATTTCAGCAACTTCGTAATTATTATACAAATATGTTCTTACAGAAACATCAGAATCCCACTGCAATTTAGAATTGTAAAGAACTTTACTAGAAAAATTGTTAACATCTGAAATAATATCGTGTCTTAAACATAACATTGCCATGCCGCCTTCGGCTCCGTTTTTCTTTGTTCTTGTAATATTAATTACTTCGTGAGTTTTGAATAAATCATTAAATCGTTCTTGATTAATTGTTTTAATAGCAATAATATCAACATCCGAAACTACAACATTCTTGCTTACTTCTGGTATAGACCTCCATCGCGCAAGTGCATAATAACCTTTAGTATCTCTTGTGTTAAGAGTTTTATATTTCTTTTGGATTTGATCAAAAGAAATATTTTCGTAAGATCTATAAGATATATTTTTATTTTTTAGAGGAGGTTCTTTACCTAAAAAGTGTAAAGAGAGTTCAGCTTCTGGATAAAACTTTTTTATACTATTAGAATATAAACTATAAAATTTTTCGTAATAATTCTGTTCAGCTGCTGTATGAAAGATCATAACGTTGCATCTTCCATACCAGCAACACGTAGTTTAACTACGTTTGTAATTTGCCATTGCTTTTGATCAAGTGCTTTAAGAACACCTAACCATTTGTTGCGCATTAGTGCAAATTCGTTGATAATCTTTTCGTAATCAACAACGTCTGCCTCACCGTCAACGTATTTTTCAACGTCACGGCTTGACAGAGCTCGTTGATAGTTTTCAAGATATTTTTTGAAGTATGAGCTACGCAATCTACGTAGCTCAATGTTTAGATAGTTTAGGATTGCTTCAATCTCTTGTAGTTGATTAAAGCGATGTTCAACAATGCCTGGCATTGCTGCTGATGCTTTTTCTACATTGCCTACAAGTTTACATTCTTGTTTTGCTTGCGCAAGTTCTGATTCGTAGTGTGCTACTGCTTGAGGAATCTTACTTACATCACGAGATATCTCGCTATACCAACCCATATATTAGTCCCAATCTAATTCTTCATCTAAAACATCGTCGTTGTCAAGGTCAAGATAATAGTTTATAGCATAATCCAATGCACTATCGTTGCCTAAGGATTCTTTAAGTGCTTCGTCAGATACTCCGTAGTCGGCACATAAATCAATATACCGTTCAGCGGCCATCTCAATATGTTTTTTATCCAAATACTCTTTAAACATCATCCAAATATCTATGACTTGACTTTCTTCCATAAGTTACTCCTCAGTTAGTTCTACGTCAGTTGCTTCTTCGTCAACTTCAGAGGTATTTACCACTGTAGCCTCCCTTTCTAGGTAATCTGACATAACTTTGTCAAGTAACGGACCTACCCACTTCTTACGGTATTCAAGAATTTCTTCACCTTCAAGTGTAGTATATTTCAAGCGGTTACCGCTCTTTTCAATTACACCTTTTGCTTCAAATAATTCAAGCAAGCCGCTATATGGATTCATACCTGTTTCGTATGGAATCTTAACTTGTACACCTTCAAACGGTTTTGCATAACGAGTTTTCATAACCTTACAGCCAGCACGGATACCACGTACTTCGCTGATCTTGTTACCGTCTTCATCTTCTTTTAGTTTCAACTTCTTCATTGCAACTACGATAGATGATGCATAGATAAAGCCTTGACCACCTGAAATCTTATCATCTGGATCAAACATATCTTGCGATGCATATGTGTGATTAGTACATACAAGTCCTACATTATGTGAACCAATCATGTTAACTGTGTTACGAACAAGTGCTGTCAATGCCTTAGGCTTACGACCCATATCACCTTTCATATCACCTTTGTTAAACTGATCAACATCTGTAGGTGTTAGCAACATACCTAAACTATCAATAACAAACAATACCTTAGGACGGTCTTCTTCTGGCATTGCTTTATAGTCGTTCATAAACACACTAATAGTTTTAGCAACGTCATCAATCATTGACATATTAAGTTTAAGTAGTTTTTCTTCGCTTGTGTCCACATCTAGTGCGTGTAACCAAGCCTCGTCAAGTGCATTCTCTGAGTCAATTAGAACTACAAAGATGCCTTGCTCTTGTGCGTATTTTACAATGTTACCTGCACAGATATATGATTTACCTGCACCAGATTCTCCTGCAAATACTGTTACCTTACCCATCGGCACGCCTTTATTCCAGTCGCCGCTGATAAGATAGTTGAGTGCATAGTTACCAGTACTAATCCAATCAGTAGGATCGTTAAATCCTGCACTCATACCTGAAATAGATTTTGTTAACGAAGTTCGAAACTTCGTAGGATCAAATGCTTTTGATGCCATGTTTATCTCCTATCTAAAAAGCAAAATGGGGGATTGCTCCCCCATAATATATTACTGTCCTTGACGTGCGCGGATCATTGCAAGAATGTCTTGCGCATTGCCGCCGTCACCTGCCGGTGCTGCCGCTGGAGCAGATTCTGCCGCTACTTCTTCGTTAGACTTAAAAGGAACGTCATCTTCTACTGTAGCCGCAGGTGTTGGAGCTGGTGCAGGAGTAGCTGCTTTTGGAGCAACTGGATCGCCTGTACGTGCTTGCATACCTGCTGGACGGAAGTATTGTCCCCAACGATCCATGTCAAATGCTTCGCCATCTACTGATGCTTCAAACATTTCTTGCATGACCTTAAGTTCTACTTCACCTGGCTTTTTAGGTAGGAAGTCATCTAGATTAAACAAACCGTGTGTGTTAACTGCATTCATTTCTGCATCACCTAGTGGACGCTCTCTACGTGCCCAGTTAGATGTTGAATAGTCTGCGTAGCCGCCTTTCGATGTTTTGTTAAGACGGAAGTCAACACCAGCAGTATAATCTGTTGGCAATTCTTCCATGTCAGGATCCATAAGAGCCTGTTTAATAATCTGGAAGATTTGAGGACCAATAATAAAACGTCGGATTGGATTTTCCGGAGTAGTGTCCTCTTGTAGTGGGTTATCCGTTACAAAGCCTTGGAAGATATAAGAACGCTTCTTCCAGTACTTACGACCCATATCTTCTAGACTTGGATCTTTAAACCAGCCACGCACTTCATTAAGAATGTTACATGTCTCGCCATACATTTCCATACATGGAATTTGTACTTGCACTGGACGTGAATCTGTTTCGCCTTTAATACCAGCAAATGGAAGTTTGATAACCAAACGCTCTTTCCAGAAGAAAGTGTTATCTGCGTTGCCATCAGGAAGGAAACGTAGAGTTGCACTCTCGCCTTCTTTAATATTCCAAAATGGGTAAATGCTGTTATCACCACCGCCTGACTGACGGTTGCCTGAAGCGCCTGCTTCTTGTTCTTTGAGCTTTGCTCGGATTTCTGCTAATGATGCCATAGTTATGCCTCCTAATTGTTTTGCCTATGTCAGTGCCTTTATTTTGTAGCACAGTGTATAATATACACTAAGCTACTTAGCGTGTCAAGTTATTTTTTAAAAAAACTTGAAAAAAATCAAAGTAGTTAGCCAATCTTTACAGACCGGCTAACTTTAATAAGTCATCTTTTTCGATTGTGATCTTTTCATCGTCTGGACCATCAATCTCGTCGCCTTTTTTAGCGCCATTCATTTTTGCCTTGCGTACAGCGTGTGCATATGCGTTGCCTTCAGAGAACGAAGCATATGTTTGGTTTACTTGTTCAATAAATGCCTTTGCAGGTTCTATGAACTGCTCGCCGTAGTCTTTTTCAATTGCTGTTAATACTGCTGTTTCGCCTTTTGGAAATTGTCCTGTTTCTCTATCAAATAGTGAAAGAATAAATTCTGCAATAGGTGTTTGTGGTTTATCTACACCTTCACTTGTCTTTTTGCGACACGAACCCTTTTCGCCTCTTTTCTTGCCTGGTACTCTTTCATATCCGTCCCAGCACTGGTCATACATACTGTCGTTGCCGTGACGTTCACCTTCTGCAAATTGACCCATTAGTTCATCAATTGCTTCTTCAAAATCTTCATCAGTAGTTCCGCTACGTGTTGTTAAGCCGCCTTTTAGATCTTGATAAATGTCTTGTAGTTCGTTGTGATGCTTGTGTCCAAAGCCGCTTTTTCTAATGTGATTATACATACACACACGAGGATCATTTAAACAACCGCTTTCAATTTCAGCAATCTCACTACGATCCATACCGTTGTCTGACATAATTTTACGCATTAGTTCAAGTTCGCCTTCGTACTTTTGCATACGTTCTTGACGACCTTTTTTGAAGTCTGCAATTTTACTTTTTGCCCAATCAATTGGACCTTCTGCTAAATCATCTGGACCGAGCTCTTTTGCACGAGTTGCTTCGCCTACTAGTTTGTATACAAATGGAAATACATCTTTTAGGTCTTCGTTAAACTGTCGGATAGTTAATTCGTCAATCCAATTTTCTGCAACGTCTGCAGGTACATCTTCCATTACAGGCACTTCATACGACTCAAATGCTTGCTTGTAGTATGATTCTTTTTGTAGTCCTGCAACAGTCTTTTTAATTGTATCTAGTCTTTCAACAACAGCATCCATATAGCCTGCTAAACTTTCTGCCATTACGCTTGAGCGATTCATATAAGTTTTGAATTTGCGTAAGTTAGCTAGTTCTTCTGATAGTCCAGTAATGTGTTTACCAAAGTCGTCATATGGTGTACCACCTTCTGCTACGTGACGTGCCATTGCACGAGCGCCATTTAAATGTTTGAACGGATATTTAAATCTTTCACCATCTGCATTTTCTACATAGATAGCACCAATCTTTTGTGTTCTACCGCTTGCTAATTCTTGGTTTACACTTTCGGTGTGCTTAATGCTTAATCTTGCGTTACCAATATTTTGATAACTCATCTTACTTGTGCCGTACATTTTAGACTCGCTCATTGTCTGTTCTCCGCCCTGTTGCTGTGCTAGGAATTTATAATCTCTTTTGTCTAGATTTGATTTAGTAATATCTCTTGTGTCAAACTGTAATAATCTCTTTTTAGCAAATACACGTAACTCTTTTAAAAAGTTATACCAGTTTTGTCTAGTGATCGAATCTTCGTCTTCTACAAAACTATTGCTATACATAACAGCAAGTTTATCTTCACTAACACTAATACTTACTTTACCAATGTTGCGATCGCCTTCTTTATAATCAAAATCAAAGAAACGAGCTGTTAACGGGTCGTTAGTTACTTTTCCATCTGCATCGCCAATAGTGACGCTAGGAAAACGTCCTCTAATTTTGTTAAATAGATCTTCTGATATATTGTCTAGACTCTTCATAGTATTATTTATCAATAGTTGCTGCTAATAAAGATCGGCATTGGTGGCTCGTAATCTTCGTCGTGTTCTGCTTGGTTAAACGAATCGTATATTCTAGGATCCCAATCTTTTAATACTGCCATCATTCTAATAGCAAGTAGTGTTGCACTAACTAAGTCGTCAGTTAGTCCAACTTTTGCTTGAAAACTTGACCCGGTTGCAACATAACCTTTGAGTTCAGTAATAAAAGGTTTTGAATGTATAGTCATTTTATCATTTTCAATCATAGTTTTTAAACGACTACACGCAGTAACCTTTGTACTATGCGTAGTGTTGAATCCTTTGCGGAACTTACGAACGTGTCCCTTGCGGATAGGCTCACTGACGAACAAACCCGGAATGTTCTCTTCTCCAAAATCGTTTATAACGATTAGGGCAGCCTCGCCTAGTCCATTGTTCTCCACGCTCCAGTAAACTCCTTGCGGGTTTTTAGTTTCATCTGCAATGTATCTACAGATATCTGCAAGTACTCTAATTTGTCCGGGTATTGCAGTTTGATTGTGTTGCCACTCTGCTACTTGTTCATAAGTAGGTAATTCAAAGACTTGTATAGCAGCATTATCGCCGCCTGTTCCCATACTAGGATCGAGTGCTATTGCATACGTATATTGACTGCTAGGTTTTTTATACCAGCGTGTTTGTCCCATATTGAGAATAGGCGTCTTACCTTCCATTACTGCCAGCTTGATTGAATTAATTAGTGTTTCATCAAATACTAAGAATTCACAGCCGTACTCTCGACGAAACTTTTCTTCGCCAATGCGTCCAATTTCTTCTTCTCTCCATTTTTCGTCACGATCCGGATGTTCGCTCCAGTGTGCTACAAAAGAACGAAAACCGTTAATACCTAGTTCGCTTTCATTACCGTGTGCATCAAAACGTTGCTCTGCTTGTTTCCAGATGGTAGCAAATGTATCTTCGTCTGAGTTTGGTGTACTTGTAATAATTGCTTGACCACCAGTTGCTAGTGTAGGTGATATTGAAGTCCAAAACTCTTCAGCAATGTTAGGCTGCACGAACGCAAACTCGTCACAGTATAATAGCGAGATAGACATACCACGTCCTGTGTTGCCTGTTGTTGTTTGTGCTACAATACGTGATCCGTTTTCAAATTCAATTGATTGTTTGTTATATGATGTAACACCTGCTCTAATATGGTCCGGACACGACTCGTATACATAACGAATACGTGCCATAATCTCTTGCGCACCTGTATATTTGTGTGCTGCTACAAGAATGGTTTGGTCTGGATTAAACATTGCATACCAAGCAAGATAGATAGCAGCACAAGTGGTCTTGCCTGTCTGTCTAGGCATCATATTAATGTTAAATCGATAGTTATGGTATGTTTCCATTAAGCCTAACTGATATTCAAACGGATCAAACAACAACTTACCTTTTACAGGATGCTGTATGTATGCAAAGTTACGTGCAAAATACAAATAGCCATCCTTAGGATCCATGCATTTTGCAATCTCTTCAATTTGATCGTTTGTAAATGTTTCTTGTTTATTGGCTTTTTTAATTAATACGCCGTCTAATGATGCTGCCATACAAATATTTATTCAAAAAAATAGGGCCCGTAGGCCCTATTTGGTGCATCCCTGTATGCAATTATTTTTTGTTTTTCTTTTCGTCTTTTGATGCGTGTACTGCTTTACGCTGTGCATCGTTAGCATACTTTTCTTCAAGTGCTTGTAGAAGTTGTTCTTTGATAGAACGTGTTAATTCTTCTGCTTCTACTGCCATTGGATTATCGCCATCCTGCGTAGCTTTGTACGCTTTCTTTTCTCTGTTAATCCCACCTGACAGATCTTTAGTCATTGTTTTTGTATCGGCGTATTCTTCTTCAGGACTATTGTCCCACTCTTCTTCAACATCATCGTCCATCATTTTTGGTCCGTCTGTTGAAATTTTCATCATCTTTTTCATGTCGCCCATTTCAGCATCGTGTGGATCTGGTAATGCTTTTGGTGCTGGCATTGGTAATTTAACAGGTGCTTCCTGAGGAGTCATTGCGCCGCCCATTAGTTTGATAAGATCTTCTACAGCATCGCCACGTGCATTAAGTGTAACATTCATTGACATTTTGTCTTCTGGCTCTGACATTGCTGGTGGTTGCATTGGCATCTCATCCATTCCGCATTCTTCAACTTGCTGAATAGACTCTAAAATAGCCTTCATATCGTTCACGTTTGCTGCACCAGCTGCTGGCTTTTCGCCTGCTGCTGCTGCATCCATATTTTCTAAGATCTTTTTCATATCCATTGTATTAGCCTCCTACGACCGATTTGCTGTTTTCTGATTCATCAATATCTTTAGACTCGCCTGTTGGAGTGCCTGCAATTGGATCAATTTCACGTTCTTTACGAGCAACTTCTAATTCTTTTAACAAGTCCATTACACGGTTGCCTGCTACACTTTCTTGTGCGCTTTCGCCGCCCATATCTTCTGTGTTAAGCATTGCTTCGTATGGCTCGTTTTCTTTTTCTTCTTGGTATTCTTCTTGTGGTGCAAGTGGGTCACGTACAATAATGTTGCTTTGCGGGATATTACAACATTTGCCTAAGTACTCTTGTAATACTTGCACTGTAGTTGGGTATGTAACTTCTGCTTCAAAGTAAGTTACGTCAATGTTTTCTAACTGTGGAAAATCTAGTGGACGCTTTGAAATAGGTACTCTTTTACCGTCAGTAACTTTTACTACACCGTATTTTCCTAGTGCAGATTCTAAACCTGCTTTGCAATCAGTTGCATAGTCACCTGCTACACCAATTTTAAAATCATAAGTCTTTTTAGACTCTGTTAAATATTGTGAAAAACTTTTCATATCATTATTCCCGCTTTGTATTATTTATCTATATTCTTTAGTTTCTCTAGTAAACTATTACGGTCAGTAACTACGTAACCTTCGCCGTTTACAATGTTACCATCACCGCCTGGTGCATTATCTTTGTCTAATTTTTCTTTTTTAAGTTGCAGTTCAATCATTTTTAATTTTTTATCCATCTTTGCAACTTTAGCATCTAAACTAGTTTTAAGCATTCCGCCAGCAACTTCAAATACTCTACCGCTATAACGACTTTCAACATTCATTCCTAAATCCATTAGATCTTCATAAGCGTCTAGTGCTTTTTGAGCAATGTCTTCAAGTTCTGCATCTGCTTTTTCGCCTAAGCCTTTTACTCTTGGTAGCGCACTGGCAATTTTGTCAAGCTCTTGTATATCACGCTGAGTTTCTTCTGCTTCAACAATAGCAGTTTGTTTTTTAGTTTTTTTATCTTCTGCTTTTGCTTCGTCTACAATTTCTTTAGAGTCTGGCAAATTTAAAAGTTCTTCTAGTTTTTTAGTCATTATTTTATACCATTATATGCTACTATTATTTATCGTCTTTTGCCGCCTTGATGGAATATGTCGTTTTCTGTTATTACTCTAAACGTAATTCCTTTTTGCTTGCAAAATGCATATGCTGCGGCCCACTTGGCCTGATTGACAATATAACTTGCTTGATTTACTCGACTGCGTCCTACTTTTTCTTTTATTGCTTGATTAGCTGGTTTAACTTCAATAAGTTCTACACGCTGCTTACCGCCTCTGTCTGCGTATGCAATAAAGAAGTCAGGAACATAAATTGTGTGTTTTCCAGTTAAAGGATTTTTATAAGGAATGCGTATGCTTTCACTTGCCCACTTTTCTACACTAGGATGTTCGTCGCAAAATTTCATAAAATGGAATTCCCAACTTGATCTATAAGTTGGTGACTTAGTACCTATATACTTCTCAGGAAACTTAGGTGTAAACTTCCCTTGAGCAAATCTAGCCATATCACGCTACAATATTTCTTTTTTCAATTTTATCAGCAGATTCAGTTCTTTTATAACCCAGTGTGCTTGTTTTTGGTCTATTATAGTTTAATACTTCTGTTACGATGGCACTTAGCTGAACTTCGTCTAAACCTTTTAGTGTGTCTAGTAACTGAAAAACATTTACACTATCTATCTTTGCTTGCTGAAGAAGTGTACTTGCAACACTAATTGCTGCTGTTTTATCAAATCCTCTTTTGGTAAAGAATGCAACAACTGCGTCAACTTGGTTAGTTGGAAAACTTAATTCTTTTGAAAAATATGTATTAAAAAATTTAGTAACACCTTTATCACTAAAATTGCTAGGGGTTTCTTTTGGTAAATTTGACATTATACTTCCTCGTTAATCGTACTGTGATTTTGCTGCACTTGACAGAGCATCGTAACTTACTCTTGCTCCGTTAATGCCCCCAGTACCCCCATTGGCTTGATATTGTTTTTGAAAGTTTTGGAACCTAGCATCGTCAATTGATTGCGGATTTGTATCGCCTGTGCTAGTTGACGTACTAGAACTAGATGTATTTGCAAGTGCAGAAAGCCCTGCAACTGCTGCTGTTGCAACTAGTAGATCTTTGCCTCCGCCGTTTCCGCTACTCTTAGGAAAGAACGTTTGATTAACTCCGCTTACATCAATCCCTGCTACACTGCCTATAGCATTAGTAAGTAAACTTAGCCCACCCTGACGTAGGCCGTCTGTTCCGTTATCACGTACACTATTGAATAAATTAACTGCTGCAATGCCTGCTTCTAATGGATTACTAAAGTTTTTGCCCTGTGTAATATATTCGTATAAGTCTAATCCTACACCAAATTGTTGGTCAATTCCTAGTTGTCCTCCACCTAAAGGACTTATTGGACTAGGTGTTCTGTCGTAGTGATCTGATTTACCAAATCCTGCTGGATCTCCGTTTTCGCCGGCATCAACATGCCCTCTATCATAAAACACTGTGTCGTACTGTACAGTCATTCTGTTTTCAAGAGCGTTACTTGAACTATTATCTACAGTATCATGCTGCCAATCAGTTACAATAGGGTTAACAAGTGTATACTTTGTGTAGCTCTTACGGGCTAACTGTGCAATTTCAATCCTATCAAAAAACGGCACGTTTGGTATATTGTTATCCATACCAAACTTAAATGTGTTAGTGCCAGGGCCATCGTATAATGTATCTCCTGTGCGTCTATTGCCATATGCACCGTCATTAAGTGTATGATGCCCATCATTAAAATAATATCTGTAATATGCTTCCATAAGTGCTGTAGTAGCACCATAATTGTCATCATGGAATGTAAGACTTACAGGTTGATAGTTTAATTTTGTTTGTACGTTCTTTTTACGATTGTATTTGTTCTTAGTTTCAACATCTGCAGAAAATTTAGGTAAGTCTGCACTTTTAACAAGCATACCGATTTCGTGCTTATATTGATCAACTTCCGGAATAATTGCTTTAGCTTGTTCTGTTAAGTAAAACGTTACATGATATAGAAACGATACCTTAGGTGCATGTTTCTGAGTGTCAGTAACATACAGACGAGAGGCATGTTGCCAATCTGCCATATTGCCTTTAGGACTTAAAATTCCATTTGCAACGTTGTCTAAGAATCCATTGAACTTACTCATAATAATATTTATCTTTAGAAATTAACTACGTATATAATAAAAAAGGGAGCTCAACGGCTCCCTTTTTATTTCGAATGGCTCAAGGAGTTTTATTAAACGCCGCCGCCTGTTACTAAGGTGTTTGTTGTACGTCCAACTGCTGTACCAATACCAGTACCATCTGGTGTTTGGATAGCGTTATCATAACGAATTGCTAGTGTAACTGTTACAGGCTCGTTAGCACTGTAAGCAAGCTGGTTGTAAGCAGCGTTTTGTACAAAACAACCGTATAGTTCAAATGTTTCAAGTACGTTTGGTGTGTTAGCACCATTGCCACCGTCTAAGATTTCAATACGTGTTGTAAACTTGTAATCTTGTCCAGATGCTGCACTTGACTGCTCATAGAAGTCAAATTGTTTCTGTAGCTGTTCGCCTACTAGTTTCTGTACGTTGTTGTTTACATCTTCACGCAAGTTAAGTGTAATTGCTTCCCAAGTATGCTTACCAGCTAGGTATGCACGTGAGTTGTAAACATCAATTTGCATTTCTTCAAAGCTAACTGTTGGACGAGTTACGTCTACAACTTGCTTTGTAAGTTCTGTTGTTGGTGTTGATACACCAAAGTTCTCTAGTGTTACACGGAAACGATACTGTAGCTTAGGCATTAACAAGCCTTGGCTTGCAGCTGAGTCACCTGTTGCTAGTGGAACTGTAATCTTTGATAGTGTTGAAATTGCCATTCTTTGTTCTCCTGTTACAAGTATTTAGCAAAATTAGGCCCCATATTTCAGAGGCCTAATTCTATGCCTTATAACCCGCTAATTTCTCCAGTGTTTTTCAATCTCAATGGAATGTAAATGAATTCTACAGCTTTAACAGGCTCAATAGCAATGTCTAAGTATAGCTCATTTCTATCAATTCTGCTTGGCGTGTTGTTTGATTCATCACAAACTACTAAGAAGTCGTAAAGTGCTCTTTGTCCTACAAGCTCAAGCATTAAGCTCTCTGCTGCTTGTTTGATCTCATCACGTGTGATCTTATCATTTGGTTCAAAGATGTAAGGCTTAGCAAGCTGATTCAATTGCGAACGTAAGTAAATTACCAAACGTGCTACATTGATTCTGTCTAATGAACTTGAGCCTCTTGCACGAGTCTTCTGACCGTAGTTTACAAGTCCTGCACCGCTAATAAACGTAATTGGGTTAATTGCTTGTGCATACAGTGTATCACGTTGACCTTCGTTCAACGCTACTGTTACAAATTCACCCTCAGCATCTACATAACCTGTTGCTGTTGCGTTTGTAATACCGCCACGTCTTGTACCTGCTGGTGCAAACCAAGGATAGCTAACTTGATCACTTAGTGCAACTGTGCGTAGCATCATATGACTTGGCGGAACAACTACATTGTTGCCTGCGTTGTCACTTGTAAAGCCCCATGGATAAAAGATACCAAAGTACTCATCACGGCTAGTTAAACCGTCATCGTTATCTTCTGGTGCTAGTGCTTGGTTAGTTGCCCAGTTGTTTAGTGACGTAGCATCTGATGGTAGTCTAGCTGGTGTGTCACCGATAACAAATGCGCTTAGTCCTCTATCATAGTTTAGACTAATCATTTCACCAATTAGCTCTGGATAACCCGGAGTTGCCATCAAGTTAAAGATTCTTGATTCGTCATCTCTAATGTCATCATTTGAGTTTAGCATTGCTTGTAGTGCTTGTACAACAACTTTGCGCTGTGCTTTACGTCCAAAGCTGCCTGAACCGTCACCTTGGTTGCCTGACTCTGTCACCCAACGGTGTGGATAGTAATCAGCCATTGCTTCGTCATTTGCACGATCGTTATCGCCGTTTACATCGATATAGTTGCGAACAAATTTCTTAACGTTAAACCCAGAACGTCTTAGGTTCCATAGTAACATACCTTTTGGATATAGTGCTGGATCCGGAGCATCTGGATCTAAGTGATCGCTTGTTAGTAACGTATCAATGTCACCTGCTTTGTCGCTGTTTTCGCCTGATGTATTGTAACGTGCATCTGCAAATAATACGCCATCTTCACTTGTTTGATCTGCTTTATCAAGCAGTACCCAACGATTAGCAATTGGAGTATTTTGTAAATCTGCATTATAACGATAGATAGTTGGATAGTTTTCTAAATCAGCTGTGCTAATCCACAAGTCACCGTTTACTAGTGCAGTACCGTCACTTTGTAATAATGGAGTGCTTGCACTTACGATTGGACCGTTTGGATCACAGTCTGCGTAATCCGAACTAAAGTTGTGGTAACCTACCCATGTATCGCCGTTGTGGATCATAATGTCAACTTCGTCAACAATTGAATTGTACCATAATGCACCATCACTTGTTAGTGATGTAACTTCGTCATCTGATGCAGTGTAAAACGCTACTTCTGTGCCCGACGAATTAGTAGTTGCTTTCCAAAGTGTACCACGTAACTGTAGTGGAGCAGTATCTCCGTCTGTTCCTGGTTCATAGTATAAGTTTGGTGTGCCACTGTTTACATTCATAAAGTGTGCAAAACCCATGTTACCTAGCACCGGTGTTGAACCATCGTCTGTAATTTTAATGTCGCCGCCCTTAGCATGAGTAATTACAATTTTGTTACCTGTTGTAACTTCTGCACTAACATGATCAATACCTGCATTTGTAATTGCTGCTGCAATAGTGTCAGCATCACTAGCTGCGCCAACTGTTGTAAATTCAACAGCGGTAATTGTGCTAAGTGTAGCAGAATTAGGTTTTGTAGCTTGAATACTTAGAGTGTAAGTATCAGCAGTAACACCACTGCTACCAATTGCTGAGCCAATAATAGTTGTTGGTGCAACTGCATTGCGCTTAAACACTTTAAATGTTGCTAAAGGATCAGTGTCGCCTGCAACATTTGACTGTACGTATACATCGCCTGCTGCAATGTTTGCACCGTTGCCTAATTTATCTAGTGAATTTAATGCTTCTTGGTTTGATGCATAAATCGGAGCATCTACTGCGTCCCATAATTTAGTAGCATCGTTCCATACTTTAACTCTCCAACGTGCGCCGTTACCTGGCTCAGTTGTTTTAATCCAAACAGATCCTGTTGGACGAGGATATGTATCCGATGTTTTAAAAGATGGTACTCTAGTGTGCTTGTCAATGTGTAGTTGTGGTGTATAGTATGTCTGTGCAGTAATACCTAGTTCACCTAATAGAGTTGAATCACCAGCAATTTCAATTGATCCAGTTGCTGACGAATCGTCGTCTGCACTATCAGTGCCGTCACTATATAATTCTAAACGTCCGTCTACAGCCTTTGCACTAATATTTCCTAAAGGAAATAGTGTAGTAATATTAGTTGCAACATCGCCAATTACATCAGAACTTGCTACTGTTACAGTAGTACCGTTGATTGTAAATGTTGCTGAACTTTGTGAAAAAGACGGGTTAGCTTTAGTACCGCGTACTGTAGCCCAGCTCTTTGTCCAAACGTCCGAACCTACTAGTACCCAAGTTCCTGAAGCATTTCTGTAGAACATTCTAGCAATAGTTGATCCAAATACTACAGCATAATCGCCAATAGCACCGACAGTTGCTTTTGGAATCTTACCTGATGTACCGTTAGCTGAATCACTGCCGTCTGTTAATTTAGTAGAATCAGTAATTACAATAGGAGTTTTAGATGTAAATGTTTGACCGCCTGTTGTTGTAACGCCTGCGCCATTCCATTCTTGAATGCCAAACTCTGATGTCTGTGTATCTAACCAATATGTGCCAGCTGCTGGATTTGCTGCTGGTGCTTCTGATGCTGGTTGGATTTCAGCTAGGTCAATGTCTGCTCTAACTACCCATGCTCTGTTTGAAACGCCTAAGTATGAATAAGCTGCTTGTAAGCCGTATTCATTAAGTTCGCCTGCGTGGATTGGATTGTTGTTATTATCTGTGTAAAATAATGGATCACCGAACGTATCTGCAAGATCGCGCTGTGATGTTAATAAGTATGGTTTACCAGCATTTGCCTTAAGCGTACCTTTAGCTGTTCCTGTTCCACTAGCATTTAGCTTGTTAGAAGCAGAAGCAACAAAGATCATTGGTGTTGTGCCAGGCTCTGCCGGAGTGTAGAAACTTTCGTCAATTACTTTGACTTCTACTCCTGGTGATGTTAATGCCATGTTCGTTCTCCTGTTGTACGATTCGAATAGTTTTGCTACTTGTATTTAGCAGACACTAGGGAAAATAGCCTGTTAAACCCCCTTAAAAAGGTACCAAAAAGGTGAGCTAAATACAGTATGAGACCATTATGCAAGTGCGGACAGCGACCTGCTGCTATAAATTATAAAAAAGGTAATAGGATTTACTATCGTAAGCTGTGTGAACGCTGTCTAAGAAACGGTGAAGGGCACGGGATTCCTAAGTGGAAACAAAAAGGTTACACAAAATTAGACACTTGCGAAAAATGCGGATTTCATAGTAAACACGATGAGCAGTTTAATGTGTTTCATATGGACGGCAATCTTGACAACTGCCGTCCTAGCAATTTAAAAACTATTTGTGCTAATTGTCAGAGAATTCTGCAAAAAGAGGGAGTGTTGTGGAAGCAGGGAGACTTAGTCCCTGATTTCTAAAGATAGTACGCATCAATGTGTCTACGTTCTTCTTTAGTCTTGCTAAATCTCCATTATTATCAATAGTATAATCACACATCCATTGTTCGATGCTCATTGAACTAACATCTTCTGCAGGCAAGTGATCTGAACGATCTACCCAGATAGCATAGTCAAAAATTTCCTCATTTTGCATTGCAAAAAATTCACGCTTGTTGCGTAAGCCGCAATAAATGTCGTGTTCTTTAAATAAATTGCGTCCAAGACGTGCTAGGTCGTCACGACAATAATCGTGTATCATATTATACCATTCAGTGCGATGATTATGACGATCTAAAAAACATTCTTCTTCGTTAGCATAACCATACTTGTCTTTTAAATCTTTAAAAATAAAAAGCTCACTACAAAATTTAGAACTAGACTGAAAACTATATCCGTATTGTTCTAAAAATTCACAAACAGTGTCTTTGCCGTGTCTTCCATGACCGACAATAAGTAACTTAGGTAGCATACAATAATCTCCGTAGAATATTTGTATATTATAAGTTCTTATGCAACCTTTGTCAACCGTTTTTCTGCTTGGCGCTTTGCCCAAGCTGCTTCAAATCCTAGTTCGTGAATAGGTGCTTCGTGATTGCCCCATATTCTAGCAAAGTATGATTCGTAAGTTGAGCGTATATCTTTTTCGCTCCATGATTCGGGAATAAGCTGTCCTTTTACCATCCAGTAAAAACGGTTTGCTTCTTTAAGTTCAAAGTATGTCATATTGTACTTACAATATAACTAAATTATAGCGTTAACATTAGCCAATAGTGAACCCGTATCCAACACCGCCGGCAACTTGTGTTTTAACTTCTTCCTCAAGTTTTTCCATTTCCTGCTGTGCTTCAGCTTTTAGTGCATCGCCATTGAGAGTGCTTCCGCCTTGTGGTCCTGCAATAGTAGCAAATTTTGAACGTGCTTCCCCTAGCATATACTTACAACTTGCAAGAGTATAATCTTTAAGCCATTGTTTTACTAGGTAATCGTTTAGTAGTTCACTGTCTGGACGATAGTTATAGCAATATAGTAACAAATTTTCTTCTGCTCTAGGACGTTGTAGTAGCGTTAACTGTTTAGTTGTTGTATTCCATTTGAACTCAATAAAACTACCAAACATACGTCCTACAAGTTCTTGATACTGTGAGAACATATCATATGTTGCAAGGCCGCCTAAATTTGACGAACTTAATAGATATGTATTAGTGTATGCCATATTAAACGGTTCAAACAATGTTCCACCGTCGCCTCCACCTGTGCGTGATCCAATTGATCTACGAAAGAGCTGACGTACTTCCATTACTTCTGCAGGAAGAGTGTAAGTGTTTTGATCAATAACTGTTGGCATAAACATATATGATTCTTCTACGCTGTTGTCAGAACGCTGTCTAAAACGTGTTAATGCTTTTGTTAGTGCAGTTTCGTAGTGAACTGGATCTAATTCAACATCGATCATTCCGCCACCTAACATTGCGTGTACGTAATCGAATATTTCTTGTTTTTGTGTTGCTAGTGACATACTATTTCTCCGTACAAGTATTTATCGATAAATATGTATATGCCAAGACTAAGTTTATACAAACCAGAAAAGGGTAACGACTATGCATTTCTTGATCGACAGATCACAGAAATGTTTACAGTAGGCGGTACGGATATTAACATCCACAAGTACTTAGGTCCTGTTAATCCCGACGAAGATGATGCAACAGCAGACAAGCCTCGCTACGATGCTGTTAAAGAAACTAATATTCAAGACTTGCTGTTTTTAGAAAATAGAGATAGAAAGTACGATACAGACATCTATACAATGCGTGGCATTTATAATGTACAAGACGTAGACTTTAATTTATCGCAGTTTGGTATGTTTTTAGATAACGACACACTGTTTATGACTATTCCAATTAATAGTAGTGTAAAAACACTTGGCAGAAAAATTATGAGCGGCGATGTTATTGAATTACCGCACATGAAGGACGAATACGCTCTTAACGATTACAAAATTGCACTAAAACGTTTTTATGTTGTAGAAGACGTTAATCGTGCTTCTGAAGGATTTTCGCCAACTTGGTATCCGCATTTGTATAGACTAAAACTAAAACAAATTATGGATAGTCAAGAATATAAAGAAATACTTGACTTACCAGCAGATGCAGATGAAGATAACGGTGATACTCTTAGAACATTGTTATCTACATATGAACAAGAAATGCAAATCAACGATGCGGTAGTAGAACAAGCTGAAGCAGATGCTGGAAAAAGTGGTTACGATATAGGACACTATTATACACTTAACACAGACAAGGATGGAGATGTTCAAGTTGAGCAAGTAGGCGGCGAGACTGTTACAACACATCCTGCTAAGCCAGGCTATGACGGATATCTATTAGGAGATGACGGAGCACCTAACGGCGAAAGTTTTGGTCACGGAATACAATTTCCTCTTGGTGCAGAATCAGGTGATTACTTTTTGCGCACAGATTTTTTACCTAAGCGTATGTTTAGATATGACGGCACTAGATGGGTTAAGGTACAAGATTCAGTACGTATGACTATGACAAACAGCAACGACAGATTAACACAAAAAACATCTTTTGTTAATAATACCGATTATACATATAACGACAGAGTCATTAGCGACTTTATACAATTAACTGAAGGCGATACACAGTTTACTACAGATATTGATTATCCAATAACTGGACTATACCTAGTGTTGAAATATAAAACAATTGAAGATGGTTATGTTATTGCAGACCACGACGGACTTATTACAGATGACAGTACTGGAAAAGCAATCGTAACATTACCTATAGTTAATGGCGCACAAGCAACCATTAAGTATACAGGACAATGGGAAATTATTGTATTCAATAACAGAGAAGCACAGAGACAAGGTCTTAGTGAAGTGCTTAGACCTAAGGCAGACTTATAATGCAGCATTTTTATGACGGACAAATAAGACGTTATCTTACTCAAATGATTAGGATGATGAGTGGGTTTTCTTATAAAGACGGAAAAGGCAATCTTACACAAGTTCCTGTAATGTATGGAGACATTACAAGACAAGTTGGAAGTATTTTAAGAGACAACTCAGAAAATAAAATTCCAAGTGCTCCTAGAATGGGCATTTATGTCACTGGCCTAGAAATGGACAGAACACGAACTAGCGATTCTAGTTATGTAAGCAAGGCACACATTAGAGAACGTGCTTATGATTCTGATGCTAACGAATATTTAAAAACAGACGGTAAAAATTATACTGTCGAGCGTTTAATGCCTACTCCGTATAATTTAACTGTTAACGTAGATATTTGGACTACAAACACAGAACAAAAACTACAAATTATGGAACAAGTCCTAATGTTGTTTAATCCAAGTTTAGAAATTCAAACAACAGATAATTACCTAGACTGGACTAGTTTAAGTGTTGTTAACTTAGAAAGTATTAACTGGAGTAGCAGAAGTATTCCAACAGGAACTGAATCAGAAATTGACGTTGGCACACTTTCTTTTCAAACTCCAATATACATTAGTCCACCGACTAAAGTTAAGCGCCTTGGTATTGTTACAGATGTTATTGCTAGAGTGTTTCAAGGCACAGAAATTGACGACATTGACGATGCTGCTGAAATTAGTACTAAAATCTATATTGATGACGATGGTAATTTACAAAGAGGCAAAACTGAAGCATACTGGGAAAACACTCAAACTAGACTTTCAATAGCACCAACTAACTACCAAAATACAGGCTTACATGTTCTTAACAAAACAATTAAACTAATTAACAAAGGTATAGTAGGAGGAAAAACTTGGCCAGAGTTCTTGCTTGCTTTCCCACAAAAGTTCCAAGACGGAATTACACAAATTCGATTGACTCGTGCAGATATGAGTTTTGATGTTATAGGTTCTATTGCTATTAACCCGCTAGACGAAACAGAAGCAACAGTGTCGTGGGACGAAGATACTATTCCAACAGATACACCTATTGTTAGTGATGTAGGATCTAGAAGTAAAATTGATTATATTATCGATCCTACAAAAACTAATCCAAACGATCTACAATTATCAGGCAATCCAAGAATTCTTATACTAGGAGACATCGGACACAAGTCAAACGCAGACGGAGCAGATGCTTGGAAAAATCTAGACAATACAGATTTTGTAGCAAGTACTAACGATATAATTGAATGGGACGGATCTAAGTGGACTATTGTATTTGATGCAGACGTTGACCTTAGCGTTTATGGAACAGTATATGTTACTAATCTAAACACAGGTGTACAGTATAAGTTTGACGGCGACGACTGGTTACTTTCGTTTGAAGGCGAGTATCCAAACGGTACTTGGAGTCTAAATTTCTAACATAATTACTTGTATGAGCAAGCAAATTATTTGTAGTGGAGCACTACTATATTCTCTCGATACTAAGCGTTTCTTATTTTTACACAGAGCAAATGGTAAAAACAAAGATGTGTGGGGCCTAGTAGGCGGTACAAACGAAGGAGAAGAAACTCCTTGGGAAGGGCTAAAGCGTGAAATCTTTGAAGAAATCGGCGAAGTAGAAATTAAAAAAACTATTCCTTTAGAAACCTTTGTATCTAACGACACTAAGTTTCATTTTCATACCTATCTTTGTGTAATAGACAACGAATTTTTACCTAAACTAAACGACGAGCATAACGGTTATGCTTGGGTAGAGTTTGGTAATTGGCCGAAGCCGCTACACTTTGGACTTCAAAACACTTTAAATAAAAAAGTAAATTTATCTAAACTAAAAACTGTATTCGAAGTAATAGATTTACTTGACTAACTAGACAAAAGGTAGTATAATAATATTATGAAAGTCTTAGTTATTGGTGATATAATAATCGACAAGTATGTATACGGAACAAGCACACGTTTGAGTCCGGAAGCACCTGTGCCTGTAGTTACACAAGAACGTATTGTAGAAACAGTAGGCGGAGCAGGACTTGTATACGAAAACTTAAAAAGTCTAGGCGTAGATGTAGACCTATTTGATTATTACTATCCCAAAAGCACTAAAACAAGAGTACTATGTGATGGACATTACATTACACGCATAGACGACGATGTTATTGTACCTGGTGAAAACACACTAGAAGACATCCTAAAAAAAGATTTTAGTCAATACACATATGTTATATTAAGCGATTATAACAAAGGTGTATTAGAACATTCAAATAATATTATTGCACACCTTAATAGTTTTGGTTGTAAAGTAATTGTAGATCCTAAACGCCACGCAAGTTGCTATGAAGGTGCTTGGTTAGTTAAACCTAATGGTTCAGAATTTGAAGGCTTAGGATTTACAAAATGGCTTGGCAATATTATTACTACAAATGCATCTAAGCCTGTTATAGCAGAAATTGACAAAGAATATTATACTATATCAGTAGAACCTGTAGAAGTGTCAGATGTTACAGGAGCAGGAGATTGCTTCTTAGCAGCATTTGTCTATGCACTTACTAAAGGTTACGATTATCAAAAAGCATTAGAACTTGCAGTACAAGGTTCAACAGAAAGTGTTAAACACGTAGGCACATACGTTCTTACAGAAAAAGATCTAAAAAAACGTGTTGTGTTTACAAACGGATGTTTTGATGTATTACACAAAGGACACCTTACATTGCTAAAAGAAGCTCGTATGCAAGGTGATAAGTTAATTGTAGGTCTTAACAGCGATGATAGCGTAAAGCGTTTAAAAGGCGCTCTAAGACCGTTTAACGATGTAGAAACACGTATGGAGCAACTATTGTTAATTCCTTATGTAGACGAAGTTATTGTGTTTGACAACGACACTCCGTACGAGCTAATTAAAGAACTAAAGCCAGACTTAATTGTTAAAGGTGGCGATTATACTGTAGAAGAAATTGTAGGACACGATCTAGCACCTGTGCATATTGTACCTACAGTCGAAGGCTACAGCACAACAAAAATTTTAGAGGCACAAGAATGAAAATTTTAATTACAGGACACAAAGGATTTATTGGTCAAAATTTAACTTTTTATCTTCAAAATGATCACGAGTTATTTGGCTACGAATGGCAAGAAGAACATTTACCAGAAGTTGAAGGTTTTGACTGGGTGATACACGTTGGTGCTATTTCAAGCACAACAGAACAAAATGTTGATAAAGTAATGCTACAAAACTATGAATTTAGCAAGTGGTTATACAATCAATGTAATACCAAAGGTGTAAACTTTCAGTATGCATCTAGCGCAAGTGTGTACGGACCTAATGCAAAGTTTGGAGAAGATGATCCTAAACTACCACAATCTCCGTATGCGTGGAGCAAATATTTGTTTGACAGATGGGTATGGCAGCAGCAACACAACGTTGTAGTTCAAGGCTTCCGTTATTTTAATGTATACGGTCCACTAGAAGATCACAAAGATGATCAAGCAAGTCCTCTAACAAAATTTATTAAGCAAGCAAAAGAAACAGGTACTATCACACTGTTTGAAAACAGTGACAAATATGAAAGAGACTTTGTTTTTGTAGGCGATGTGTGTGAAGCACATAAGCAACTGTTAGAAAACAAAGAACGAGGATTGTATAATATTGGTACAGGTAAAACAGCAAGTTTCCAAACGATTGCAGATCTAATTGCAGAGAAACATAATGCTAGTATTAACTACATACCAATGCCTGAACACTTAAAATCACAGTATCAAGAATATACTTGTGCAAACATAGAAAAGTTAAGTAAAGTTACAGATATTAATTTTGCAACAGTAGAGGATTATGTAAATGGAACAGCAACCAACTAGAAAAAGCGGCGTAGATCAAAAAGGTTGGGGCTACGAGATGATTTGGGCAACCAACGATAAGTATTGCGGAAAGATTATGGCATTTACTAGAGAAGGTGCTATGACAAGTATGCACTTCCATAGAGAAAAAGACGAAACTTGGTTTGTTAATCAAGGCAAATTTAAGGTTCGTTATATTGATACATCAAATAGTATAATGTATGAAAAAGATCTTAAAGAAGGTGATGTATGGCACAATCCGCCACTACAACCACATCAGCTAATTTGTTTGTCTAAAGAAGGCAGTATTACAGAAGTTAGTACACCTGACAGTGTAGAAGATAACTTCCGTATTGGACCCGGTGACAGCCAAGTTGCTGAACAAAATAGAGCTAGTTTAGAAGCTCAGGCTAAAGCGTCTGCAAATTCATAAAGATTGTTATAAATCTTAGTTTGCTTTTTAAGTTCTTTTTGAGCAAACGTATTAAGTTTTTTCTCAGCTTCATTGCCATAGCCCGTTCTTACTAAAATAGGATGGGCTTTTGCTTTTTGTGCTGCTTTTAAATCGTTAAACTTATCTCCAACATAAAAGCCGTTTTTAAAGTTTACACCGATTTCTTTTTCTGCACGTTCAAACATACCAGTATTAGGTTTTGCGTAAATATCATCTTTTAAGTTTGTAGTTGCATAATACAATCCGTTAATACTGCGAATGCCTGCTTGACCCATTAACTGCAACATATAATCGTGTACAATATCGACATCTGTAGGAGTCATCATACCTTTCATGATGCCTGCTTGGTTAGTTAGGATTACAATATCATATCCTTTTTCACGCATCATTTTAATTGCTTCAAAACTTCCAGGAATAGGTTCAAACTGCTCTGGCTTAGTTACATATGTACCTAAGTCTACATTAATAGTTCCGTCTCTATCTAATCCAATTACCTTTCTCATTTCCAAAAATTCCTAATCCATTCTGTATTATTAGGGTAAGACTTTGCTTTCTCAGTCCACTCTTTTTTATTTTTAAAATATTCTTTTTCTGCATTACTATATGCATTTAAGTAATGCAATTCTTTTAGTGCAACTTCTGGAGTTATATTACCTGTACCTGCTAAAACATAACTCCACAAACTCCAGCCTGCACAGCCTTGAAATATAGGAAACTGATACCTCCCTGGCATTCTATACTTTGACATTTCTATAATATCTTTAACAAAATCTGTCATAGTATTACCTGTGGCAATATATTTCCAAAAATCCGAGTCGTCTCTACCACAAATGTAGTGTGCAACAAGGAAATCTCTAAATGTATCATACATAAATGCAAAACGTTCGTTATAGTCATTTATTGCTTTTTCTTGTAATGTAGCAACCTTAGTTGGTTTAATTGCTGCTGATAAACTTAGTGTTTGTAAAATTTGGCTGTGTATACTTGTTGCTTCTAATGGTTCTAAAAACGTACTGCTTAGACCAATTGCACAGCAATTCTTAATCCAAAACTTTTCTTGTCGGCCGCTTTCAAATCTAATTTGTTTCTGAGGTTCAATTTCATATCCTAGTAGTTGTTCTATTTCTTTGTGTGCATCGTCAAAAGAAATAAAGTCTTCACAGAATACATATCCACAACCGTATCTATGTTGTGTAGGGATTTGCCATAACCAACCTGCTTTTTGTGCCCAGGCAATAGTTGCAGGTTCAATAATCTCATTGTCTTTGTACTTTGTCCAAAACGGCATTGCTGCATTTACAGGCAAGTGCTTTTGATAACTGACCCATTTTCCGCCCATCTTGTTTATAATAAGTTTTTTAAATCCTGTTGCATCTACAAAAAAGTCTCCTTTAACTTTTTTGCCGTCGACAATTAAAGCAGTTGCTTCTCCTGACATAGGATGTATTTTTACTTCATCTATGTTTCCAATTACATGTGTTACATTAAGGCCACAATGCTTTTTACAATATTGTCCAAACTTATGTGTATTAAAGTGGTAAGCATGTAAGCCCGGGTCTATATCAAAGCTATTTGTGTTTTGATCCATATGCACACCGTGCTCAGTTGCAAGGTGTATATCTTCTATTTTGTTGTTTGCTACAGTATATGCAAAAACAGTATCGTTGCCATCTCGTGCAGTTTCAGTACCAAAAATAGGACCATAGTAGTGCCTGCTAATATCTTTGTTCCAGGCTTTGTGTTTAATACCGTACTTAGGAGTTACATCACATTCTTCAATAAAAGTTTTTTCTGAAGTTCCTAAATCAATCAAACTGCCATTAATGACTGTAGCTAAAAGACCGGTACTACTTTCGCCAGTACCTACTATACCTATTTCTTTGCTTTCAACGAGAGTTATATTATGATAGAGATGAGTCTTTGACAATATTAGTGCTGTTAGCCACCCTGCTGTCCCGCCGCCTGCAATTACTATTTCCATATAGATATTTAAACAAGCAGTCACAAAAAAAGGGCAGTTTTGAACTGCCCTTAATTATTTAAGTATTAATCGTCTGCGCCGACAATATCATCTGGCGTATGTTTTTCAATCTCGTCGTCTTCTTCGTTTGGTAAGTTACCATGAACAATACGAGGAATATCAATTGACATTAAGTAATTAAACATACGAATTTTTAGATCGTATGAGTAAATTACTTCCTCGGCCATTTCGTCAGTAAGTTTTGCATCTAACTCTTTAATTAGCGCATCAACATCTTCACTCCACTGGAACATTGTGTTTGATCCTGGAATTTTATCTAAGTCAATTACCTTAGAAAGTTCTAATAGATCTCCGTGCATCGCATAAACATGTGCAAGTCCTTGCATGTTATCGTTGATGTCGTCTTCTACAAGTTCTTTTAGACGCTTCTGCATTTCTGTAGTTGAAAAACTAGGCTGTGGCATAAATTTATTACCCATCTGTTCTACCCATAGTTCTTCAAAATCATCACGTACTTTATTGTAACGTAATAGTTCAGGCATGTCATCAATTACGCCTAGGCCTTCGAGCCAATCTTCAATCGCCTCATATCTGCCTCTCTGTTCCCAAAGGTACAGAGCATAGCGTTTATCTGTGACATTACCATCTAGAATTTTTTGATAAAAAGGATGAGCTTTAACTTCATCATATTTCATCTTTGTAAGCAATTTTAGATTTGACATTTATATCTCCACTGTATTAAGTATATTTATCAATTAAGGACGCCAACCGTCATCTGAAAATCCAGTTTGCTCTAAGTTAGCCCACTCTAACTCTTGTAAAACAATTATTTCTTTGTCTTTAATCTTGTTGTTATATTTATTAGCAAGCTCGTATGCATTATCGTGTAAAGATTCAATACCCAAAGCCGGTGCAAAAAACTTTTCTGCATACTCTAGATGTTCTAACGGCAAAGGATGTATTTCAGGTAACAAATGTGTTTTCAATGCATCTTCATTTTCCTTTGAAGGCACACATAACGGTCTTGATTTAAAAAACTCGTCCGTTGTTTTGAAGTTAAGTGCATTAAGAATAGGTTTAACTTTTGGCATTACAATGTCGCCATATGTATCTATTATAGTACCTTGATTTTCATATGTTAGTAGAGTTTCTTTTTCAAATGGTCTTGACTCTAAACCTTCTTTCCACTCTCTAAAGCATGTATCAACTACAGTACATCCAATATGTTCTAATGCAGTTTTTGTACTTGTAATTAATGCACAATCACGCATTACACAATGTAACTGATCAGTCCATTGCATTTCGTCTTCGTATTCAAATCCGTTGAGTATAAACTTTTCTTTTTTGTAATTTCGATCTCCAAAACCGCCTGGACAATACCAGCCATTATCTTCGTGATATCTATCTTCACGAAACATGTTGCTCCATTGAATTAGTATAACATCGTCTTTGGTAAACTTGTGTACTGCGTTAGCTTCCCAAATACGTGTGCTGATATACATGTTGCCAGCGCCGCTTCTTCCCCAGTTCATGCCAGGCGCCTCGTGTGTATCCTCGTAGTGTGTGATTAATATATCAGCCCAAGTAGGATAAAAATATTGTGTCAAACTGCATCCAAATGCAAATACTCTCACTTGTATAATTCCCTAATCATTGTAATAATTGTTTTGTGACTTAGTTTAGGAGCACTAGCAATTTCACTAGTATATTTGTTGTAGACTTCAGCTGTATAATCTTGTAACTCTTTAGGTAAACTGTTAAATTGTTTTTTAATTGCCTTTTTGTCTATTAATCCTAATGCATACATTACTATAAAATAATTCATACTGATAAACAGCACCTTGTCTGATAAATGTCCAAAATCGCTGTTAACCGGCATTCTATTTTTAAACATTTCTAAATGTTGACTTAAACTGTCTGGTAACTGTATGTCTTTACATGATCTCCAAAATGGTGTATCGTCTCTATCAGTTAGATAGTGCAACAATATAAAATCTCTAATGTTTTCCATAATAGCATTAAAATTTTTATTGTATATGTTAATATCTGCCTGACTATAATTATATATTCTACTTGCTAGTAGAAAACTTTGCTGAATACTAGTGCCAATACTAGTTGCCTCTAACGGTTCTACAAATGCACTACTTAGTCCGATTGCACAGCAATTATTGATCCAAGGGCAATCTAATGCACCTGCATCAAACTCAATGTGTTTAGCAACTTTAACTTCGTGTCCTAGATATTCTTCTACTTCTGCTTGTGCTTGTTCTGGTGTGATATAATTCTTATCAAAGATATATCCATTGCCTTTTCTCCCCCACACAGGAATACGGAACATCCAGCCTGCATCCATAGCACGAGCAAGTGTCCACATAGGATAATCTTCATTTTCTGTAGGGAATACGATAGCACTATTCATTTTTAAATGCTCCGAGTAGCTATTCCATTTAGCTCCTAATTTATCAATTAGTAATCTTCTGAATCCTGTACAGTCAATATAAAAGTCATAATTGTAAACAGTATTGCCTACAATAGTGTCAATGTTACCATTGTCGTCTAAATTAACTTCTTTAATTACGTCATCGTAAATTCTGATTCCTCTTTCTTTAGAGAGATTTGTTAGAAACTCGTTTAGCTTATGTGTATTAAAATGATACTGACTTGTTACAGAATCTTTAACACTCTCAAAGTTTTCTTCTAAAAAATATACTTCGCTACCTTGTGCCAACGGCAATGTTAAATCTATTGGTTCAACGCCCTGAGAAGCTAGATAGGAATACATAATATGATTATCTCCATACTTTGCTGTATAGTTGCCTTCGACTATATGTAGATAATCTTTATCAGTCCAGTTTTCAAAACGTATTCCTGCTTTATACGTTGCATCACATTTTGTGACTATGTCAGTATTAGTAATACCAACAAAATCCATAAACTGACGCCAGTGCTCCGTAGAACCTTCGCCTACTCCAATAGTTCCAATTTTATCAGATTTAATAACATCGATAAAATAGTTAGGATAGGTTTGTTTTAAAATTAACGCAGCTACAAATCCTGCTGTGCCGCCGCCAACAATTGCTATTTTCATGTTAATATTTATAGACTTGCCAGAAGTACATAGTCTTATATGGCAAGTGTTTAAATAGTTGTATGACAAAGATAACTTCAGTACAGCAAGAACAAGCGCCTATGCATAAGGTTAATCTTTTTGATCAGAGCATGTGTGTAATTAACTTTAATAAACACTTTGAAGTAAAAGAGCAAATGTCAAGAATTGTTAACGATATTGCACAAACTTCTATGAACGCTAACAATTATCATCATACAGATGTATATCAATCTCCTCCAGGATTGCAAATGAATAACGGATTTGACTGTTTGCTGCGTAGTCCTGAAATGCAAGAATTTGTACAACTAAAAACAAAAGAGCTTGTTATTCCTGCTGAAAAGTATCTTGTATGCGACAACATGTGGGTAACATTTATTCCTCCAGGAGGAATGTTGCGCAGCAGAGATTATGAAGGTGTGTTTTTTGGATCGTACTTTTTACATTCGCCTGCAGATTCTGGAATGGTTACTATAGAATCTCTTACACCGAGTTCTTATTATTTAAAGTTAGGCAACGTTCAAAACAATGAATTTAACAATAATGTTAGAGCATTTAATATGCCAGAGGCATCGATATTTTTAGTACCATCTTATTTAAGATTAGGAACTACTACAAACACATCTAACGAAGTTGCTGTACAAATTAATTTTACATTGGATATAGTTGATAGATAATGCAAGCATTTATTTTTACAAATACTAATGCAAGTATTGCTTGGTTGTCAGCAAAGGCACTTGCAAATTATGCTGCAAAAGGAAATAACTTTATTGCTGTTTTTGATTACGAGTATGATATTTTAGAACAAGTACCAGAGCTATATCAAAAAGTATATTTTTTAAATACGCCAAATATTTTTAAAAAAATAAAAGAGTGCGAATTAATAATTTTAGATTTTGATTTAGATATGTTTGCAAATAAATGTGCAACTTATCAAGAATATGTTAATTTAAAAATTAGTAAAACTTCTAATCTATTAGCTCTACGTATAGACACAAATAAACAGTTAGATAGTGTGATTGCAGGTTTTGATAAACACCAATTTACTAACGTATTCTTATCTATTAAAGATCAAAGATATTTTAGTCTTTGTAAAGAATACTTAGACGATTTAGTTAATGTAATTACATATGATACACAGTCGATTGTTGACTTATATTACTTAATTAGTAAATGTAATTTTGTTGTAACAGACAATCAAATAGAATACTTAATTGCGAAAGACTTAAACATTCCTAGTTTTGTTGTTGTAGACAACTTGAATGTAACTGTTGAAAAATCTAAAAATACTTTTATATTTGATCCTTATAAAAATGAAACACATAATTTGCCGCCAAAAGTTTTTGCTAAAGACAGAGCGTTAACTAAAAACATAAACTTTCAAATTGTAGATCAAAACAGTGTAAAAGACTTACTTAATACAGAACTTAAAGATGCATTAGACAAGTATAAGATTCCGTATGTTACTTATTTGCCCAACTAATTAATTTATTGATTACGTCTGCAGGCTCTGCTTTATTAAAAATATTTTTGTATGTTTTATAATTATGTTCTAGTATAGGCATCATGTCGTTATACATACGTTTCATTTCTTGAATGTTTAGACTGTTTAGTTTTTTAATCTCTTTTAATGCTTTATTAAGCCGCTTATCGTCGTTTTCTTCTAAATCGTATGATTCATCAATGAATGCACTGAATGTTATAAACCCTTCTTTTTTAAGAAGTTCAAGTGTACCAGGTAGACCAATTACTACAAAGGGATGATAGTAGGCAAAACACTTTACTACCTTTTCAGTAAACTGTCTAATATTTTTCTTAGAGCTAAAATCGCCTTCAGTAATAATACTCCAATAGCTTTCGTCAAAATAACTTTCTAGACTAGGCATATTAGTAGCAAATGCCTTTCTCTGACTTTCTATCATATCTAAGTCTATAGGTAATGCTGTTTTTAACCTTTCAATAGAATCTTTAGTAAGAACAACTTTTGACAGATCCGGATCTTGATACCTTTCTACTTCTACATTTTGTGATTTAAAACTTTTCCCAGACTCTAGCAACGGCGCATAATCTCCAAGTGTACAGCTAAGATATGTGTGTTTAGCAATATCTTCTTTTAACAAGAAATCTACAGTGCGTAATCTATGCACACGTTCTTGTCTATTAACACATAAAAACTTTTTTTCTCGTAAACTTTCATTTGGAGTATAGTCTAGCAAGTCAGGATAAATTTCATCGTAGTCTGGCAAATGCAAATGTATATTAAAGTACTTAAACTTTCCTTCGGGAATACTTTCTTCTAGCATAGCATTACTACTTAGAATACAATAATCAGTAACACGTTTTTCATTGTTTAATAAATTTGTAAACATATCAATAAATTCTTGATCTAATAGACCTTCGTAGCAATCATCGATTGTGATGAAAAATTCGTTTGCCTTTGCACTAGAAAGAACTTGTGCTAATAAATTTAAAGTTGTTTGATTGTTGCCTACGTATTCAAAGAATACAAAAACCTTATCATATTCTTTATTAGCGTCATTTGACTGTAATGTGTAAGTTGGTAAAATGTCATTAAAGTCATTTTTAATAATATTACCGTACAGCCTTGATCCACTGTATACAATTAGTGTAGGTATTTTCTTCATTATAATTTTTCTAACTTATGTTTAATTATTGCTTCTGGTTGCTCTTTTAATTGCGGATTAGCAGGACACATTGCACAAATACTATGGGGATGTTGAATATTATCTATAAATGTATTCAAATCATCTTCTGTACAATCTAATTCTAACCCTTTATACTTTAAATAAGGCGCCCAGTCTGTATCATTTAATTGATTACTCTTAGTTAAGTGTGTTTCAACCATACTAATAGGCGGACACTTGTATAATCTGTTCTTGTAGATAATAGGATAGATATTTGCACTGCATTTAGAATAACTAGCAGCAGGATCTTGATCGTTCCAAGGTTTTAAAACACCATTAATTTCCTGTCTGTAATCATACCAGCCACCTTTTGTAGGATCTGTTATTTCTAGCTCAATGTCTCCGCTTTTAATTACTCCCGGAGCAGTTTGATACCAGTGATCTTGACGTTTAATATATTTTTCTATATTTCTATCTATTGCTTCTCTAACTATAGTATTACGATTATGTATAGTAACACTAATTTTTGCATTACCTACTTCACGTAATACTTTCATTAATTTAGAACGTTTAGGAAATAATAAACCATTAGTGTATATTTCAATAGTAGCATGATCAAAATATTTTCTAGCAGACCTTATTATGTCATAGATGTAAGGATGTAATAGTGTTTCGCCGCCAATTAATGTAAGATTGTCAGGGTCAAGATGCTTACTCCATGCTTCCATATTACGATCTATGTCTTCATAACTTTCAGTCCAGTTATGATTGTAATCAATAAAACGATCACAACCAGGACACGCTAAATCGCATGACGTTGTAATCATCCATTCAAGATATGGTAACCAATGTCCTCTATCACCATCACGCATTTAGTTTTTTACTGTAACCAGTTTTCCGTGTTCAGGCAAATACAAGTATTCTATGTCACTATCGTATAATGTTCTTAGTGCATCATCTAGTGTTTCTACTAATGGTTCGCCACCTAAGTTAAAACTGGTATTAAAGATAATCGGAACACCTGTTTGCTCATAAAATTCTTTGATTACAGCATAATAGTTTTCGTTTTGATGTTCTTTAACTGTTTGAATACGACATGTACCGTCTACATGAATAATACTAGGAATCTTTTCAGCAACACCTTCTCGACAATCCATTGCATACATCATATGAGGACTTTCTTCAAGTGTTTTCATATCGAACCAGTCGTTCGCATGTTCGTGTAGAATACTACCTGCAAATGGACGGAAATACTCGCGGCGCTTAATACGGTTAACCCAATCTTTACCATCTTCAAAAGTTGGATCAAACATTAACGAACGATTACCTAGCGCACGAGGTCCTGCTTCCGATTGTCCTTGAAACATTGCTACAATGTTTTTCTTACGCATTAGCTCTACTACATCTTTAGCTGTAGCATCACTAAGTTCACCTTCATACTTTTCTACAACTGCTTCAACATCGCCTTCAGTATATGAGACAGGCAATCCCATGTATAAACTTTCACCGAACGTTCTAGTATCAGTATCTCTTGTTACATTATAGTGCATCATCATAGCTGCGCCCATTGCAGTACCTGCATCTGAACTTACAGGTTCAACATATAAATTAATGCCATGTTCTTTTAGTGTGTCAAGATACCAATAGTTAGCAACACAATTTAATCCATATCCACCGCTTAATACTACGTTTTTATTTCCTGTACGCTCCACTGCATCTAAGATTAAATTAAGCACTTCTTGCTGACTTTCTTGCTGCACAGCATATGCCATATCGCGTCTGCTATCTAATGTAGTTAGATCTTTGTCAAATTGATCTTCTGTGGTATTAAGTGCAGCAAATCGTGTTTCTGCTACAAGAGCGCCATTTGGAAACGTAGGAATAATTAAGTTACGATTGGAAGTCTTCCAAGTATTTCCGCCAGCATCGTCGTAAATATTAGGAATGCCATCGTTAGGTTTACCGTAAGGAGCAAGACCCATAGTCTTTCCTGCTTCGATTGGTGCCCAGCCGCAGTATTGCGTTACTGCTTCGTATGCCTTGACAATACCGCCTGTATCGTCAATAACTAACTCATGTGTTCCTTCTTCGCCTTCTCTATCGCTAGGTACAACCATTTTTGCACCTAAGTGAGGACCTCTACTTCCTTGATGTTTATAAATTGTTTTAAATTCTGCAGGATACTCACAAGTAAAGAAACTTTCTAATTCCCATGTCATTACTTGCTCTTCTCCCATATTCATAGGAATAAACGATCCTGCACCGTCAACAATTACTGCTACTGCATCTTCAAATCCTGATCGATAGAAAGCACATGCAGCGTGTAACTTGTGATGCACATAACTTAAATCAATTACTTGTGGATGCTCACGTCCTTTGTTGCGTTCAATCAGTCCTAGCTTACGAGCTAGTCCAGTATACATATCGTCGCCACTAAAGTCAATCTTACCTGCTTCATCTAATGGCTGTGTATGTGCAATAACTAGATAATCTAACTTATCGGTATAATCAAGAATCTTAATCATTGCAGCTAACGGGCCGCCGTCATATTTTTGTCTACTAAGACGCTCTTCTTCAATAGAAAATACAACTTCTCCGTCTTTAAGTAAGCAGACGCCTCCATTGTGTCCTCTAGTAACACCTGCAATCCATAAACTCATATTATTCTCCTGTGCGTCCTAAAATCTGTGTTGGCTGTGTTTGTTGTGGAACAAACGTTGCTTGCGGAACTTGCTGCGGTTGATGTGAGCAAGTGTTTTGTTCTTGTTGCTGCGGGACAAACGTTCCGGTAAATTTAGTACTCTTTCCTAAGCGTTTTTTAGCACTTTCAATTACTGCTTTAACTTGCTTTTCGTCCATTTCCATACATTCGTCGTTAAATCTATCTTGTTCTTCTTCACCAGTTAATCTAATAGGAGAATACTTACGACGGTCTTTTCCTACATCTACAATATCAAAACTCTTATCATCTGGATAAGATATATTAATTGGGAACGTGCTTCCTATTACTGCTGTTACGCTAGTACCAACAGCCTTTGCAATATGTTGGCCTACACTATCACAACCAATAAAATGATCTGCAATATGTATAATACCTGCCCATAATCGAAGCTCGGGTATTTGTGGCATAGCAACTGGCGGATTGCTAGGTTTTCCTGAATCATCTAACGCAATTGGAAATTCACTCATTAATACTACAGCATAATCTTTTTTAAGCTCATTAATAATTTCAATAGTATTGTTTAGTGTAAGACTACGAGATGTTCCGTCAATTACAAAGTCTGGACGGTTTTCTGCGGTTCTACCAAACGGTTGTATAACTACAACCTTATCATGCTTTGTTGCTGCTTTAATTTCTTGAATAACATTGTGTGCTTCAACAATTTCATGTTTGTTAAAATGCACACTAGGATCTCCTACATCTCGAAGACCTTTGTTATTGATAGCAATATCAAATGCTTGCGCTAAACTACACTTTTGATTGTAGTATTCCCACACTCTGTATGGTTCTGGACTTACGCAATTTCGATCTTTAATTTTTTCTTCAAAGAGCCCTTTATGCCATACATCAAATGCTTTATTGTGCAACAAAGGATGACCTTTATAAAGGTCCATACCTCCTTCGCACACTATGATAAAGTTGTCATTTGGATTTTCTTCTGCAAACTTTTCAAATGCAGGGATTGAACACAATACTCTACCTGCTCCGCCATTAATAAAAAATGCTGTTGATCTTGTCAAACTTCTACTCCTATATACAGTGTATTATAACACCATATTATTCCAATTGCAAGATATTTATAGGTAGTAGATTTTTTAGAGAGAAAAAAAGAGCGACAGTTGCCGCTCTTTAATTATTAATCGTTTGCTACAGCAGGAGCATCGTCATCGTCGTCGAATATAGTAATATCTGCAAGTAGGTCTGTTGGGCTTACAGCAGTAGCTTGATCAGGTTCTTCTGGCAGGCACATTCCTGCAAAGAATGGCGGAATATGTGCTAGTGCTGTAGGAGCTTCGCGTAGAAGTCGTCTGTATTCTTCCCATTCGTCTTTAAGTTCTTGCGGCATACCTTCATCTGTAACACCGTCTGCCGCTTGTAACAGCTGATCACGTAATGCTCTAAAGTGTGTCCATGTAACATCGTTAACACGGATTTTGTCCATGCTTTCCCATGTACGAACCGGAAGAATAAACTCTTCGGTGTCAAAATCAAACTTTACATTAAATTCATCGTAGATGTCTCTTGGATGAAATTCTGCTGGGTGTTCTACTTGTCCGTATCCTTCACCGCCGTCGTACTTAACTACCCATTCACGTGCTGCATAAAAGTCTCTATCTTCGTCTTTACCTTGGTCGTTAACAATTTCACACACTAGTGGATTTGTTTTACAATCAATTGTCATTCGCATACAATCTTCTGCAACTGGGCGTTCATGTTCTTCTGGTGTATATAAGCACCATCCTAGTTCTTGACCTGTTTCTTTATTAATTTCAATAGTAAGGTACTCAGGACCTTCATATACATAAGTTCCTGTATTACCATCTGAGAAATCATCTGTATACCATTCATTTGGTATCTTATATGTAAATTCTTTCCTAATATTAGGCATTATTGTCTCTCCTGTATATATTTATCCAAAGGTAATTTTTACCATTCCAGAACCGCCTTGTCCTACGCCTCCGGCACAGCACATTTGAGCGTCAGTACCGTAACATGCACTAATGCCTGCTGTGCCTCCGCCTGCTGGCCAGTTTACGTAGCAACCACAAATACATGTAGCATCGTATGTACCAGCAGCAAACATTTTTCCAATAAACGGTGCTTGTCCTGTAAATGCTGACTTGTGAATGCAGTGATGATAACCACGACCAAAGTATCCACCGGAAGATCCCATCATACCAAAGTCTGCACCGTAAATTCCACATATGCCACAGTTAGCACATTGCGCACTCCATAGTGTATTACCCCATGCATCACCGTTACACATATGTCCGCCGCAACCGCCGTTAACACAGAAGTTAGATAAATTATGACCAGTTACATATGATTTACATCCCATACCTGCTGTACAAGTATGTGCTTTGTTACAACGCCACGCACCGCCTGCACATACACGGTATTGACAGCCAGGACTAGTTGTAATTGTCTTAACAGCATAGTTTCCGCCCATGCCGCCGTTGGCGTGTGAACAACAACCACAACAAGTGTTTCCTGGGCCGCCGCCTCCGCCTGACCAAATTTCAAAGGTTACTCTAGTAGCATTTGTAGGAACTGTCCACAAGCAACACTTGCCGTTTGCTTGTTCACAACATCCACCGGCGTTGGAACACATATGGCATTTCATTCCTCTTTCGTTAAAAATCCATTTAACACCGTAACACTTACCTGCGCCTAATGCTAGTTCTGCATCGTCAAAAAAGTTATTTGGTATTTGATCTGATCTAAGTTTTTTATAACTATCGTAATTAGCTGCCATTTAATCTTTCCTATTATGCAAATGTTACTTTTACTATTCCTGAGCCGCCGCCAGTGCCGCCTGCACAGCATTTGTGAGCGTTACCACAATAAGTACTCATACCAGAGTTTCCTCCGCCTGATGGCCAGTTTGTATAACATGCACACGAACACCAGTTTTCTGTAAGATGCATACTATGGAACTTAGCAATAAACGGAGCTGCGCCTGCTTGGGAATAGTCCGATCCTTGACACTTACAGCCTGAGTGAGCCAACTTATATCCAGTTGATCCAGTTGCACCAAAGTCTGCTCCATAGATTCCGCATATGTTACAATTAGCACATGTTTGCATACCAGTAGGACCGTTGTCGTCACCATTACACATGTATCCACCGCAACCACCAACAGTACAGAAGTTAGATAAATTATATCCTGTAATATACGACTTACAGCCCATGCCGCCTGTACACGTATGTGATTTAGTACAGCGCCAAGCGCCGCCTGCACAGATTGTATAAGTACACCCAGGTCTAGTTGTAATTGTTTTAGTGGCGTAGTTTCCTCCTGCGCCGCCAAACGAATAAGAACAACAGTTTGAACATGTCATTCCGGCGCCGCCGCCACCACCACTCCATATTTCAAATTGTACTTGCGTTACATAACTAGGTACTGTCCAGTTACAACATCTACCGCAATAGACACAGCAACAACCACCAGCATATGAACACTCTTGACATTTAAGTCCTCTTTCTTGGAATACATAAAAAGAACAATACTTGTTACCAACGCCGTGCTGTAACTGATTTCCGTTAATACTATTATCAGTGAGTTGGTTACTTGTTATCTTTTTGTACGCTCCGTAATTTGCCGCCATCTAAATAATTCCTCTATGCATACGTAATTCTTACAACGCCTGATCCGCCTTGGCCGCCGCCTTTTGCACAGCACATTGCCGGGTCGCCACAGTAGTTAGAATCACCTGAGCTTGCTCCGCCAGCTGGCCAGTTTACGTAACAACCACAAACACACCAAAATTCAGAACCTGATGCTACGTGTGTTTTACCAATCAACGGTGCTTGTCCTGTAAAGTTATTACGTCCGTGACAACGACAAGTTGATGTACCTGTTAAGTTACCAACTGTACCCATCATACCAAAATCTGCACCGTAAACACCACAAATGTTACAGTTTGCACAAATCATCTGGTTACGCTGTCCCCATTCGTCGCCTTCGACACAAGCTAATGCGCCACAGCCGCCTACAACACAGAAGTTTGATAAGTTACAGCCAGTTACATATGACTTACAGCCCATACTTGCTGAACAAGTATGCGATCCCGAGCATCTCCAGGATCCGCCAGCACATACTGTATATGTCCATCCTGGACAAGTCTCGATTGTTTGTATAGCGTATCCGCCACCGGCGCCTCCCATAGCACGATAGTAACAGTCACAACAGGTGTTACCTGCACCGCCGCCACCACCGCTCCATATTTCAAAAGTTACTGTTGAAACTCTACTAGGAACAGTCCATTGACAGCATCTGCCACATGCTTGACATACACATCCGCCTGCATTAGCACAGTGATGACATGCCATAGCTCTTGCACTTGCTATCCACTGGACACCTCGGTTCATTACTGCGCCGTCTTGTAATTTAGCGTCTGTTACAACTCCGTTGGGTACTTGATCTTTTATTAGTTTTTTGTAACTTGAGTATGTTGCCATCTATTTCAATATCCTCTATTAGATTGAGAAGATTCTCCATCCATATGTTGAACTATGATAAACAAGTTCAAAAGCTGCACCTTCTGTGTTAACTGTCATGTTGCCGGTATCACCTTGAATACGTCCGCCATTTGGATTAACTGTTAATGCATTTGAATCGAATGTTTTTCTTAAGTCAAAGAATCTAATAGTGTCGCCTTTAATTAACCCACTATTTGGCAATGTAATAGTTCTGCCGCCGCCATTAGTATCGACAAAGTAACATCTCCATACCGCAGCGGTAATATTTGAACTTACGTCACTATATAAAAAGCCTGGACCTAGTGAACGCCAAGTTGTACCATCACTAAATTCAACACAGTCAAAACTAGTATTATAACGAATATAACCATCTGCACCTGTTGGACGTTGTGCATCAGTACCACGTGCAATACGTGTTGCACCTGTTGAGTTATGGTTAAATCCGTTGTCAACTTGTAAGCTACCTTTAACTACTGTGCTATCACTTGTAGCATTACCTAGTGTTTGATTACCATTAACTGTTAGTGTTCCGCTAACACTTGCATTACTTGTTACAGTTAAACCTGTAAATCGACCAGTACTTGCAGTAGTAGCACCGATTGACATGTTGTTAATCGAGCCGCCGCCTGCTGGGTTAAGTGTAACTGTTGTTACAGTTAAACCTGTAAATCGACCAGTACTTGCAGTAGTAGCACCGATTGACATGTTGTTAATCGAGCCGCCGCCTGCTGGGTTAAGTGTAACTGTGCCTGAACCTGTTGGGCTAATTGTTACGTTTGCACCCGGACTTAGTGTTACTGTATTGTTAGCATCTAATGTAGTAAACTGTCCAGAGCTGCGAGATACGTTACCAATTGCACCCTGGAAGCCGCCGCCGGAGTAAACACGTTTAGCAATACTTGCGCCGCCTTTACAACGTAGTGTACCTGTGTCACCTGTTGCGTTAGTTGCTTCAGTAGTAGCAGTAAAGTCAACTGTTGAGTTAGCACCTAGTGTACTGAACAAACCTGAAGATCTTGTTGTGCTACCGATTGGAGTATTTTGAATACTACCTGCATGGATTGCTCCACTGACACCCATACCACCTGTTACAACTAGTGTACCAGATGTAGTGTTAGTTGATGCTGTGTTTTTAGTAAATGTTACTGAGTCATTTGCAGTTAGTGTTGTAAATGCTGCTGTAGAAGCTGTGCCGCCACCGATAGCAGTGCCTTCCATAGTGTCTGCATAAAT